AAATAATGATTTTGCCATTGTCTGTTACCTCCACATTCTTTTTTATTTTGAATGTCCGCAAAATCCGTCCTACATCTGTGGAACGGTCATTTACGGTAAAAGACTCGTCATTTGCCACAGCCCAACAGAAAGTAGAAACCGCAGAATTATACTTCGGTCTGGAATGTCCCATCAGATTCGGGAAACGGTATACTGCAACCTTCGCCCCTGTTTCCTTTCCATATGCGAAAAACAGCTCTTCCCCTGCCTTCTTTGAACGTCCATACTCTGAATTGCCGAAACGTCCCGCCAGAGTTGCCTGGATAGAAGAAGAAAGCATGATCGGTGCCGGATTCTGATACTTCTTCAATGTGTCCAGAAGCTGTGAAGCAAACCCGAAATTCCCCTTCATAAAATCTTCCGGATTCTCCGGACGCTTTGCTATGGAAGAGTTTTCCAGTGCTACTGCAACTTCTATCATTCAGGAATTTTATATCAATATACTTCTTTCAAATCTTGTTTCCCTTATCAAGAATGACGCAGATGAAGAAATAGACATCACTTCCAAAAGTTCCAATAAATTTCGTTATCAGGCTAATCGCGCATTTATCATCGGACGGATCAAGATCATCTTTCCAAAGATCCTCTGTGATCTGTCTGAACTCTCAGTTATTGAGAAGCTGTACAAAGAAGCTGTCCGGTGCCGTTCACAGATCCTTCCCGGAAGACCATTTCCAAGAAAAAAATTAAAGTCAAAAGGACGTTCACATTTTAGAAATAAGAAAGCTGCCTTGTAAATAAAAACACTGTTACATTTAAGCTTTATTTAAGTGCGCCTTTTTGGTGAATTTTCTAACTGGTTGAGGATTAATCCTGCATTTTTGCGGTAAACCATAGTATATAATTAGGATAAAATCTGACGATTTTCCTTAAGTTGACGATAAATTGACCACATTGCGGTCTGACCCCAATGTGGTCAATGATCCATGGCTGGAAAAATGTGCTTATCCTCCGGGACAGCATCTGCGCCCAGAAGTTCAATCTGGTCAGACACGCCTTCAAACATCTGGGCGAGTCCTTCAAAAACCTCGGTCAGCCCATCCACGACCTTTTTGGGCGCATTCAGAACATTCATCTCATCCATGTTCTCTCCCCAAATGGAATCGAGGTACTCCTCCTGGGCGGCCAGCACTGCCAGAATGACCTTCCCGCACAGACCGGTCTTTGCCTTGATGAGACCGATCATTGCATCCACATCAATATCCTCCGGCTCGTCCTCATCAGGCTCATCGGTTTCATCGGAGTCGCCATCGAAGTTGTTGTAGGAAGTCATGCGCTCATCCATGTGGATATGCAGATTGTCGATGTGGATGTTGATCGGCACGGTCTTGACCTGTCCGCCCTGCGGCACCGCTTCCGACTTCTCGGTTTCCGGCTGAACCGTCTCCAGCGCATCTTCCGCAGCCTTAACATTCTCCTGCTGCTTATCCACTACATCCTTGATGGGAATGCGGACAGCCTTGCCTTCCTTGAGCATTTCCATGATGATCTCCTCCAGAGTCCCGTTCTTCTTTTCGTTAGCCATTGTTTTCCTCACTTTCTGCAGCTTCCTGCTGCCCATTGCTGTTTTCAGCTTTCATATCATCCAACGGAACATGGTACTGTTCCGAGATGCTCTTTAAGAGCAGTTCGACCACTCGCCCTGGCTCCGGCAGATTGCGTACCGGCTTGTTCAGCTCATGCGCTTTCTCGATCTCTGTCGCCATCCCCTCGGATATTGTATTACCGAACACCCAGAGCTCGTCCGCCTCCTCCAGCCAGTGCATTCCCAGCTTCATGCCGGTGTTGCGCTCCTGTGCATCTTCATCCTTTAAAAACTGGGTGAAGTACAGATGTGGAGCCATTGGGAGAAACCCCAGCGTAGTGAGAATCCTGCAGGCGGTCTTGGCTCGGTTGATGTTCGCCATCAGCTCATCTTTCCTACATTCCTCTGTTTTTGAGGTCGGTCGGTATGGCGAGCAGACGAAAATTTTCTTCGGTGCCGTTGCTGCCGCTTTGTTTGCTGTATCCGCACCCACGGCTTCGGCATCCGGTTCGGTGGCCGGATCTCCCCCACCGGGTGGACGCTCGATTGGATCGGTGGTCTGCTGGATGACCTTATCGCTTACTGCTTTCATAGGTTCTTACCTCCTTGATGTATTGAAGATTTTGCATCCTTACATAAAGCACACCGTTTGGAGCTGTTTGGGAGGTACTTTTCTTAAAAGTTTTTTCTGATTTTTTTCAAAGCACCTTCCAGGCAGTTTCCAACGGAGCGGCGGCCGATACCAATTTCCTCTGCGATTTCCTGCTGGGTCATACCTTTATAGAAGTAGAGCTGCACCACTTCCATCTGACGCTCGGTCAACTTGCTCATGGCAGCATACAGACGGCGAAGTTCCCTGTCTGCCAGCATCTCGGCATTGTCTTCGTCCAAAAAATCCACCATAATAGAAGCGGACCAGTCAGAGCCATCGCACTCCAGCGGCACCTGCTCAAACTTTGCGGCAGTCTTACTGAGGTTGTGTTCCATACGCTTCTCCCCTTCCATCAGAAGGCGCAGGCTCCACTCGGCATCCTCGAAAGTCTCTGCCGGCACGATCTGGTGCGTGCCATCGGTGAAATCGTAGCGGTAATCTCCGCAGCGATCCACAGCCATGACAGTGTGGGCGCTGTCCACCTCGTAGACTGCATAGCCGTTTTCATAGGCCGTCAGCTTTGCACCGTTCACGCTCGTGCGGGCTACTGCCACCGGGTTCATCTCCATAAGCGTCTTGAAAGTCGGCAGCTTCTTCTCCACCACAGTGTCGATCATTCCTTTGAGTTCACGCAGGGTGATGTGTGCATTCAGAGCCACCTGCTCTGCAGCCTGTGCCACGCTTTCTGCCATCTGGCTGACTGCCACCTGCGGCTGATGGATCTCCATCACACCTACTCCACCGTTGATTGCTACTGCTCCAGTCATCATGTTCATCATTTTTCTGTCCTTTCCCCCGGACTTCTGGGAGGGAAAGATACCAAAGCAGTGATGAGTCATTTGACCATCTGGCTAGGCTGTGAAACACAAAAAGCCCGGTTCCAGAGATAGGTAGAATGATCCCATTCGCATACCTCCAGCACCAGCAAATAGTTCTGCTGTGCTGTTGGTTCTGCTATGGTATCTTTCGCCTTCTCTAGAATCGGGCTTACGATTTTTTTATTTGTTCGGAGGATTGCCGACAGGTGCTTTCGTTTTGGCTCTGTGGGCTTGTTCCTTGAACTGACTCTATGATAACAGGATGGGCGAGGAACCACCTCCCCTGCAAATAGGAATCTGGCTTTCAAAAATCTACATATTTGTAGATTTTTCTACCGAGCTTCTAAAAATGGGCAAAAAAATCCACACAGTCGTTTCTTCTCGACCGTGTGGATCAAATCGCCATCTTCAATGTTTCGTTCTGTGCCATCATACGCGCCATTTTCAGTAGCATCTCTCTGTTCTCCGTATTCAATCCTGAGAACAACCTGTTCATCTCATCATCTTCTGGCTCTGTATGTACCTGCACCCGCTCCGGCATCAATGAATCAACCGGAACCTCTAAATTCTCTGCTATGTCGATGAGCGTTTGAACTCCCATCTCTACCTCGCCTTTTTCATATCGGGAAATGACCTTGTTGCTGCAGCTTCCGCCCATTTCCTCTGCAAGCTGCTCCTGAGTCAGTTTCGCAGCCTTTCGTGCTTTCTTGATGTTTTCACCAATGATTTCTTGATCCGATTTCCAGACTTCCGCCAACAAGGTCACCCCCTTTCTCTTCTGTATTGTCTACTTCATAATATCCGTTCCGAGTTCTTTCCCTGAAACGACAAAAAGACCGGAGCAAATAAAGTTACAAGTGTGTCGATTTCAGCGAAACTTGTCTCTTTATTTACTCCGGTCTTATAGATTCTATTGTCTATATGTACCGGTGTGTACCAGATTGATAGTTACTTTTTCAACCTCTAACAAGCGCACTTCGACCCTACAAATTAGTAAAATTTTCCTCAAAAATTTAATTAGTAGACTATTTTGCAGTATTACACTGCCAATTTGACATCCAAAAAATAAATTGATTTTACTAAATATGTAATCTATGTACGCCGTTCACGCGTCCTCATTCTCTATAGACGGCGCGGCTGGGCAACTATCTTCTGTGTACACCTCCTGTTTTTCATTCACTATTCTCTATTTATATATCCACCACGGTTTGTGGTAACTTTAACTATAGCAGATAATCTGTTATGAGTAAATAGAAATTGGTAAATTTTGTCAAACAGAGCAGAAACAAATCGTTGTTTTGTGCATTTCGCCAGCAAGAATCTTCCAGCAGTCATCTATTCCTACAGTGCCGAAATTTTCCTCGTAAACGACAAAAGGAGCCGAAGGTCATGGTCATACAACCACAATCTTCGGCTCCTATTAGCCCTTCATCGAATCCAATTACCCGATGGATATACTCTTTTTCACTTCATACACAGCCAGCTTTCCATTGCTGCGCTGCCTGACTTCAGCATTGTTACCCCGGCTCGTAATCTCCCGGATGGTTTTCATAATGAATGCATCATCATTCAATGCGCCTGCAGATACATCATTCACACGGCTGTTATGTGCGGAATAGCCATGTGTACTCTGTTTAAGTTTCTCCATAACCAACTGCGCTCCTTTCCGGATCAGATATCAAAGAGTTTCTGTTCCCAATCGCTCTCTGGTTCTTCTACTACTTCCTCCTCCTCGTCCTCCACCTCATCTTCTTCTATCGGTGTAAAAACGGTTCCAATATTCGGTTGATCTACCAGTGGGAATACATATTCCTCCTCTACCCTGCCTTCTTCCAGATTCACCAAAATAATAGAAAATATGTCCTTGAACTTTATGTTCTCAAGGGTTTCTACAATTCGACTATACACTTCTCGATTCGTAAGGACGAAACTCATCTTCTTCGGACTCATAGTACCCGTGTAGTAAAGTCCCAGAACCATCAGAAACTTCTGGCGCAGCTTCATCACCGTATGTGCAATGCTGTTTTTCTCATTCATCATCGTGTGCCAGATTTCAAATTCCCAGAGTTCCAAATCGTCATTGTCGGAATTCGCATTGGTTCGGATTGCCCAGTCTGTCCGATAATGATAGTTAAGAGCATTGTGTTCAGTGTTCTCTTGCGGCATAGAGAGTGTATAGCCTCTGAGTGCCAGTTCCTTAAATAAGATATCCGTGATGGCCTTTTCCGTAATAGCAAATTCTTTGCTCGTATACTTTCCTGTCATCCGGCGCGGTACTTTGCCGTTTGCGTCCATCAGGATTTCAAAAGTAATTCCACTTTCCGGGTCCGAGTTCTGTGCCACTTTCTGGATCAACTCATCCGTGCAGGCTCCAGAAGTTTTCATATTAACAATTCTTGAAAGCGTTGATGGATTCACTCCGCAATCAAGAGCAAACTGCCTCATACTGCGGCTTGCGCCTTTTGCTCTAATGAGCAGCTCTGCTAGTTTCTCTTTCTCCGGCGGGCGAATGCGAATATAATTCGCAAGCTCCGTCATATCAATTTTTCTATCGCTCATGCTTTGCCTCCCATAAATCAGGCGCGTTGTTTATGTTGCTTGTGTTGCGTATATTGTATCACTTTGCAATTCTCATGTCAATATATGTGCAACATTTATTGCTTGTTTTGCTTAATGATTTTTTTATTTGTTTTCAGCCAGTTTCCCTCTTGACTTCTACAACCTACTATTGTATTATAGGAACAAGAGTTCCCGAACTGTTGTTCTTAGTATAACGGAACAGTTGTTCCTTGTCAAGTAGCTTTACAAAATTATGTTGTAAGTGCTGGTTACTTTCCCTCCAGCAAACAGCAGAATATCCCACATGGAGGCAATAATGACATGAAAAAAGAAACGAACTTTGAAACAAGTCCACTCAACACGCAGGATGTCAAAGCAGAAGCCGCTGCTGCCCTGACCCCGGCTGCGACCAACGGAGATAAAATAAAAGCCCTCCGCACCGCCCAGCACATGAGTATGGCTGAACTGGCGCGTCGGGCTTCCATGTCGGACCGTGCGATCCGCTATATCGAATCCAACCAGCGCGAACCGAGCGTCGATGCAATCCAGAAGATTGCTGCCGCTCTCGGTGTCACTACGGATTATTTTATGGATGAGGCTACCTTCCAGCAGGAATTAAACGATGACCTCTTCTATGCAGATGTGCGGAAGAAGTACGGCTCCCGTGGCGTTGCACAGGCAAAGAAAATAAAAGAACAGACCACTGCCCTGTTTGCTGGCGGTGAACTGTCCGAAGAAGATCAGGCGGCCTTTATTAAAGAAATGGAAGCACTTTTCCTCGATGCAAAAGCCGATGCGAAGAAATTTACTCCCAAAAAATATCTGCGGTAAGGAAGCATATTTACTCCGGAGGAAAGGAGTCAAACCTTGAACACACGCATAATCGATACTGCCGATGCTGTGGTTCGCCGCTATAAGACCCGGAACCCAGAAGAGATCATCTCGCAGCGGGCCATCAAACTGAAAGATATCCGCTGTTGCCGAGATCTTCTGGGCTACTACACCGTCATGCTGAACTGCGAATATATTGGCATCAACCCAAATTGTACAGATGCCCAGCGTGTATCTGCTCTGGCTCATGAGCTGGGACACGCACTTTTCGACCGGAAGCATGCCAGCTCCGGTCAGGCATTTCAGGATACCTATTTTTACAGTCTGGACAACTCCAAGGCAGAGCGGCGGGCAAACATCTTCGCCGCAGAGTTACTCCTATCGGACGATGATGTCCTTAAACCGATCGGCTACTATGAATTCAATGCTGACCGGCTTCAGCTGGAAAGGAATCTGCCCTCCCGCTGCTCCACAGCCTACCGTGCCATGAAATATCAGGAATTGTTGCATGACTTCCTGTATGCACACAGTGGAGTTCTTACACCGGCCGAGATTGCTCAGGCCAACACGATAGAAAAACACTTTGTCGATTTCAAACTGAACATCCTCGCTGCGAAAGGCTACCAGCTTCCTGTCCTGCCTGAACTGCACAACGATTTTCTGAAAGACTCTATGAAGAACTGCGAGGTGACGATTGATTGAACTTTTATTACTGCGATGCCTGCCATTACTGCTTTGAAGCAGGAGTGCTTCCGGATCGCTGCCCTGACTGTGGCGCACAAACCTATAAAGAAAAACCAGCAGTACGGCCGGCGAGTAACAATGAAATAGATGAACTGCTCAGAATACGGGCAGAGGACAAGGAGGACACAACAAATGAAAGCACATAAGTATTGGTCACTCGGAGCACTTGCTTGCATGGCAGGCTGCTTCTACACAGGCTGTAAGAAGCTGATGAAGGCACACAAGTATTTTGCTTACGGGTCTCTGGCCTGCATGGGCATGGCAATCTACTCCGGTCATAAGATGATCGCGCCGAAGAAAAAGAAAGCTGAAGCACCAGAAGAATAAGAACACACACCCTCGCCGTAACAAGCGAGGGATTTTTCATGTGTATTTTTATTTCCATTATAAACTATATATCACGCACCGTACACTTCCGTCATGAGCCGTATCCCGACTTTCAGACCTTCCTCGAAAGCAGTCTTCTCCCAGACACAACACACACTCCCCTGCCTGTCCATGATTTTCTCCCAGAGAGGTATCTGGCCGCCGTAATCCTCAACCAATCGCTCCATGCCATCCAACCCTCGCAGCCACTTCTCCAGTTCCTTTTCTTTTTCCTTAGCTGCTCTGCCGGCCACTGTGGTCTTCGGTGCCACCGGGTTGTTCTCTGTGTAGTGCTCATAGATTAGATCCAGCAGATTCTCCACTGGCGGGTAAAACTCCGGCTCCGTTTTCTTCAAGTAATCTTCCAGCATCTCTTTCAATTTTTCTATAATGCTACCGTCCTTCCTAACTGAGATTCACTTCCTCAGTTACGGCACATCTTACCGTAGAGTTTTGCACATAGCAACCTATTTTTTTTTGCGGTTTTTCGGATGGCACATCTTCTCCTTTATCTCGTCCGGCACATCGATCATCCCGAACCGATAAAACATTCCGTAGATGTAAGTCACACCCCGGATGTCACCCAGAGCTTTCGGCCGCTCCACTACTTTCTCTTTAATATTGCCCAGTGCCAGCAGCACCGAACTCCACGCCAGACTTTTACTTTTTTCGCGTCTGTCAATCCACAGCTCTTTTGTGTACTCTCCGTTTCTACCCTTCCGCACCTCATAAGTAAATGGCAGTCCGGAGTAGGTTTTGAATTTAATCCCAGCATAAGCCAGAACCACTCCCCAGAAGTTTTCTTCCGTCGGATCAGCCCTCCACCGCTTCATTGCTCTGTATCTCCGCTGCCGCTCTGCACCAACACTGATCTTTTCTTTGTCCGCTGTACTTGGGAAGTACACCCCCTTTTTATATGGCAGGTACGAGGTGACAGAGGCTTTGGAAAGATTCAGGATATTTACGGTTGACAGGATGGCGGTTTTGTAGTCTTGTGTTTCTCTATATTCTTCAAAAGTGTCTTGTACCTTCTCCGCCACTTCTGATTCATACACACCGGCTGTGATGAGCAGCTTTCTCACTTTGATGGGGTTCAGATTCAAAGCATCGGCAATGTCTTGGAGGGAGCATTCCTCCCCATAAAGCGCCACAGCAGCTTCCATCTGCTCTTTCAAATTCTTCCCGGCATCGTACTCCGGCTTCAACTTCTTTCGACCGCCACCAGGCTTCCGGGGTTTATACGCTCTTTTCTCTCCCATGATTATTCATGTAGCTCCAGCGGAAGACCATCCGGGTCATGGAAGAAAGTCATCTTCTTACCAGTATAATCGTCAACCCGAACCGGCTCACATTCAATGCCTACCTCCGCCAGCTCATTCACTGTCTGCTCTACGCTGTCTACACAGAATGCAAGATGACGCAACCCACATGCTTCCGGGCGGTTCACACGCTTCGGCGGGTTTTCCTCAGCGAAAATCTCCAGCTCTGTGTGTTCATTAACACGAAGATCCAGCTTCCAGTCCTTACGCTCTGGGCGGTAGTTTTCCCTGATGACAGAAAAGCCCAGCTTGTTCACATAAAAATTCTTTGCGACTTCATAGTCAGATACGATAATTGCAATATGATGTATTTTAGATAAGTTCATTTTGTGTCACGCTCCATTTCTTTTATTCTCATTTCATTCTCATTTTATTTCCGTTACAAACTATATAGCAACCTTCAAAAATTACCGCGTGAACTCCTGGAGTTCAGTTTGTCCACACGGCATTTATTTTTTTCTTGGGTTCTTGTTTATTTCAGCTTTTCCAGAATCTCATCCGCGCTCATGCCGCTTGCCAGCAACTTCTTCAGGACTGCTTCGGCTTCAGCCTTCTTAGCTTCTTCAGAGGCTTTGGCATCCGCCTTTGCCTTCTTCGCTTCCAGAGATGTCACTTCTTTTTGAGCCTTCTTCAGAGCAGCCTTCTTCTCTTTTAGGTCAACCTTCAAAGTGTCAATATTGACGGTGATGGATGCGATCTCGGTATTCAGAGACGTAATTGTCTCCTGCTTCTCTGCAATCTGGGATGCGTAGTCTTTGGTGATATTGGTTTTAGGACGATTTTTGCTGCCTTTTGTTCTGGGCATGGTGATAACCTCTTTCCTTTTTAGTGGTTTAAGTATAGCAGCGTGTGGATATTAATCCAATTTATAATGATAGGCTCCTGCTGTTGTCATCGTCTGTACTTTAAAATCAGAATCTTTTAATGCACTTGTTATAAGTGTTTTCTTATATGGAACATGAAGCGTTGCAACTTCAGACATACTATCTCTGAAAATAGGCAAATTATCCCAAAGGTCTGTTACTTGTTTTTTCATACCATTGGTTCCCCAGATATCTGATTTTTCTTTAAAGTCAGGATATATAACAATCACTGGAAGTCCTTTAGTATTAATTCCGTAATCAATTTCTTCACGCAAGGCCTGACTATTTTTCGTATTAGAGCTCAAAAACAACACAATATTTTTCGAAGCATCAAGCCGCTCATGCAGCCTCTTTTTCAATGTATCCCAAGAACTATCATCTCTAACATTATATGTTTTTGCATGTGCATCAACAAATGGGAAAGAACTATCTGCACCTTTCCATGCACGTAACTGATTATAATACACAAAATCCGGAGTAGCATTAGCCCCCAAATTCGACTCATTAAAAGGGGTTTTTACATAAAATGCTGAATAATTAGCCGTTCTATTTGCCATATTTTTACCTCCTTGAAATCACATTAAATATGTCTTTATATTCATACAATGGAACATCCTCTGCACTTCCATAGAGTACAATTTTAATTTTTGAATTAAGACTCACACCACTACTATTAAATGTACATAGCATGCATCTCAATAAGTCATCTTTATCTTTTGGTCCATCATCAAATCGAGAAATACCAGTCCCCAAAATCGGTAAAATCACATCATTACTGGCATATACACGATCAATCTCTTTCCACATTTTCATAAGCATAAGTTCATACTTAGCCATATTAGTATGCGACTCATAGTTCTTATCCAATTCTGTTAATGCAAGCATTAAATAAGTTTGATTGTCAACACAACTATCATATCTTATAATTGTCCCCAATGGAAAATCATATAATCCTGCTGCATTTTTTGTTAAACCAGACTTCTTTGCAGCATCTTCAATTTTTCTTTTTACATCATCTATATTTGCATGCTCCAACAGTAATTTCCCGTGTAATGAATTTTTCGATATAACCACATCATCAACTCGTGTATCAAAATGCGTATCACATCCAATCACTTTATATCCTGAAGTCTTAAAAATATCACCACAGGAAATTTCAACTGGTGTTTTCGCAATGGTAAGTGCAACAGCATCTTTATACACATTACCAATTACAACATAATATCCTATTGCAAGTACAACAGCACTTAGAATAATAACACCAATCCGAAGCCATAAATTGGCATTCAAATCCTCAAGCGACACTCCAAGCACTGTGAACATTGTTGAGACAAAGCCCACAACACTCATTGAAAAGTAAACACTATCCTGAATCCGTTTCGGCAATTTATGAAACCATCGATATACTCGTTTTAAACTGTTCATCAGTTGCCTCCTTCGTAATATCTTTGCATCTTTCTCACATCTCAGCCGATCATCGAATTCCTGATTCTTAGATCGTTGCCTGCTGCTCACCACGAAGAGGTGTGTGATTATCAGAGCAGCGTAGGGAGCTACCGCTCCCAGTATATCACAATTTCATCCAGTTTTACAGATACTTTCTTGCCTTCATCACCACATAGTACATCAATCCGCCAATCATTCCACCGACTGTGTTATAGAAAATATCCGATAGCTGGAACGTACCCAAACGAAGCAATAATTGCAGCATCTCAATGCTTATCGAAAAAATAAATGCTATCTTTCCGCTATACCACAGTATCTTCTTCCAGCCTTTCTCCATCTTCTCTTGGAACGTCCACATAACCACACTACTAAACGGCACCATCATGATCACATTTTCAATGCACTCGGTAGTCAGCTTCTGCTCGCCGTTCACGGTCTCCCAGATGCCCCAACCACCCATGACATCGGACAAAGGATTTAGCCATAGATTACGGTTTAGTAACGTCCTAAACAAAATCATTGATGTCACAAAGGCCAGTAAGAACAACTTCCGAAAGAACACACTCCCCTTGAATTTTTGATACCAGGTCACTATGGCATTCTTCCAGCCTTTGCCGGCTGCGGTAGGCTCATACGCATACAGATAGAAAAACATAGCCAAAAAGGAAAGCAGAAGCGAGAAACCAAATGGCTCGTAGAGAGCAGTCAAGATGTTGGTGAGGATCTTCCCTAGTAAATCAATCGATTCTTTCATCGTAGTTTACAGATCACCGAACAGGTCAGCCCTGTACACGCCTTTTTCTAACATCTTCTTGAAGCTATCCTTTACGGCTGCAACATCTTCATGGTATGTCATTCCGTACCAGGTATCGTTGGTCTTCAATACCTTCACAGACATCTTGCTCTGCTCCAGCAGTTCACCGATGAAGATCGGGATCAAATACTCAGCTTTCAGAGGATTGCCCGGAACTTCTTTTTCAAAGAACTCTTTAAAGCCTTCTTCCAATACATCCAAAAACTCCGGTGTTAATCCCCACATGTTCATGGAAACAAGAGAATTCACATCAACAGCCACGCCGTCTGCTTCTGCACCATCTGCAGTCTTCACGATGTTCTTGGTCTCCACAACCTCAGTCAAATTGTTATCCTCGTCCATCTTGCAGATACCACGAGTCACACCGCCATTATCAGATAGGGTATTCTTCAGCACAAAGCCTGCCATACAGGACTTATGATATAGGTGTCATTAGCGGGTCAGATAGTGTACTCAACAGCAGTTTCAGACGTTAATGATAAACTCATGGATTTTTGATGTTTTCTCCTGTTTTCCGTCATTTCCTCATAACTTCTGAAAAAGATGTGTCAATTTTGTGTCGCAGGGGTCAAAAGTTCAGCATTATGTATAGATTTCCGGCATTTTCAGTTCATATAGCTGTGAAATATAACCAATTTCAGTGCCCAAATTAGTGTGCAAAACAGGTTCTTTTCGACGATGCTACGTCAATACGGTTTGTTGAGTAGACATTTCTGCACTCAAATTTGTTCGGAGAAGTTGCTCGACGGTGGCGTATAAAGCTCACTTATTGCCATATGTCGCTACATACCCACTTTTCCGGGCATAAAAAAGAAGCCGCCGATTATTGACTAATCGACGACCTCAAAGTACATCAGAGCGTAAAATATTCACTTTTTTTCCTTATAAGTGATTAAGCTCACTTATTTCAGTTTGTAATGATTTTCAGTGATTATAATCACTTATTTTTACCAAATGATAGCATCACCCAAAACTCCGGGTGGCGTAAAAAGCTCACTTTTTCTAAGTGAACAAAATCACTTATTTCCAATAGCCATAAGTGAGCTTAATCACTTATTTTTTACGTTCATAGGTGCAAAAGTGATTTTATTTACTTGTTGAGTAGACTTGTCTGTATAGCTCCTGCCCACCCGGTCACCTTCCACCTTGCTGCCTTGCAAGCATCCTGGATTCTGACCCGATTGGCTGCCTTTTGCCGACTTCGCCACACACCCCTCACAGCGCCCCACTGTCGCGTTTAATTGGCGAGGCCGAGGAACTTTCCGCAGCGGACAATTCTTCGCCACACAGGGGCTTTGTGGGGCTTGGATTTTCGTCCAGAGCTTTCCCGTTTTCCACCAAAAACGGAATGTCCAGATCGAAACTCACAAGTTGCTGTCTGGGGACGCTTTTCCCCTCCAGACGATATGTATTGTTCCGGTTCCACCGCATGTCCCGGTAGATCATCCGCACCAACGCCACGCACTTGATCTCGCAGCTGTTGCTCACAGTCAGCTTCGGTGTCTTATGAGCTCCTGCATCCTCAGCCGTACAGTTCTGCACAACTACCTGTTTTGCCTCTCGGTTGTACAGAAAGCGATAGTGGGTTGGCCAGCCTAATGCTTCCAACGTGCTGCGGAAGATTGTGATCCTTCCATCCTCGACATTAAAAGTCAGACCCAGCATCCGCTGGTTCCATATTCTTTCGTTCACTACTCTCCCCTCCTTAAAAATGGGCGCACTTCCCCCTTGGAATCCTGGTGGCCGTTTTAATCAAGCCCGGTGTCGGGGACGGTCTTACCCGTCAGCATCCCCACTGATACATAGCCATCCATTTGCTTAACTTCAGATTCTTTCAGATGTTCTTCTACAGGTACGCCAAAAGTACCTGCAATATCATCTGGGTAAAATCCCTTTCTGGTATTTGCAGGCTTTGTCTCTTGCGCATTTTTCTGGTCTGTTTCATTTTTTCGCTTCTGGCCTTCATGGAAGATCTCCGGCACAAGCAGGTCAAAAACATACAGAGTTTCCCCTTCAAATGAAATTCTGTATCCAAGCATCTTATACCGGCATTCGGTATCCCAGCCCATTTCCTTATACACCAGTTCTGAAAAAGGCTTGCAGGTCATCTTCCGGCTTTTACGTTTATCTGGCTTGGCGATGCACCAGCGCAGAGCGTCCTTGTCGTTTTCATCACAGCCGCGTACAACAATACGCTTCAAATCACTGTTGAACATGACGTGTACATAAACCACATCTTCCAGCCCGGTGATGCAGGCCGTGTTAAATGTGATGCTGTCCTTGCGGATCACGATCGCGGGGTCACGGAGATGTGCAAACAGCTCCTTCCGCACGACCTGGTATCCATCATAGGAAAATGTACTTTCTAATTCTTCCGCTCTTGCGTCTCTATCATTTTCTGCCTGCTCTTCCGGTGGCATGGCGTTCGTATTTTCATTCATCTGTGTCAGTCCATCCTTCCATTATTTTTTCCGCTTCATGGAGCAGAGCATTCAGGCCATCTGCGGTAAAAGTATTCATTTCTTCTATCTCTGCTGCCGGCCGGAGCACATCCCAGTTTCCTGCATAATGTTCCAGCTGCAAAATGCCAACCTGTGCAATACTTGTGATCGGTTTTCCAAAAGTACCTGCCCATTCTGGCGGGAAGATATAGATCGTCTGCTTGACGGTTTTTCCCTCTTCATCCTGTTCCTTGGATGGCAGGACAATTTCTTCCACCTTAACCATTTCCGGCTCATCCAGTTCAAACAGCATCAGCTTGTCATCGTTCTGTCCCACGAGCTGCCCACGGAAACGGTATTTCAAACCTTCTTCCCATTCCATCATGTCAAAAAGGGCTTTTGCCAGACCGCGGCATCCGAGTGTACTGGCGCACCAGCGTCCCTCTTTCAGTCTGCCCCAGCGGATTGCGTTCGGATTATCCTTTTCGCATGGGCGAATGGCAATGCAGCGGTCAACCGAATTCAGGAGCAGTTCTACATACTCCACATCTTCAAACTTTTTCAGGCAGGCTGTATTAAAACGCAACTTGCCATTGGAGATCGTCATAGCCGGATTCTGTAAAGTAGCAAAATACTGTGCCCGCACAACTTCATATCCGCTGAGGTCTAAACGGTTCATGACTTCTACCGTATCCTGCTGTTTTTCCCGCATGACGCTTTCAGATGCTTCCCGGTATTCTTCTGCCGAAAAGCCGGTCCAGTCCTTATCAAAAGGCACATATCCGCGTAAGATTCCATCATCCACCACACTCAGGACTGGCAGTGGGCGATTTTTCTTTGTATAACTTCGGGATGCCCGCAGATGATTTGCCGCATTATAGACTTCCCTGGACACGATTGCCTCATGATGATCTCTCTGCCGGTACTGCGTCCGGTCGTTATTGTTTTTCTTTGATTTATGCGTCAGGAAATTCGGTGTGAAGGTCTTCCTTGCCAATACATCCCCACAATGGCGTTCATTAGCAATGACACCTGCAAGAGTGCCGGGATTCCACTCCGTATTCCCCAGTTTTGTCTTCCGGCCATATTCTGTCAGGAGTTCTGCAATCTCGGTGAATGAAAATCCATTCAGGTACAGATAGTAAATCACCTTTACCGTCTGTGCTTCGTCCTGATTCACCACAAGGCTGCCATCCTCGTCCTGGTCATATCCGAGCAGGGCCGGCGTAAGGAACAGTCCACGGCTGAACCTGCGGTCAATGGACCAGTTCATAATGATAGACTTGGAATGAGATTCTTCCTCTGCCACGGATGCCAAAATCGTCAGGATCATGCGCCCGTTACTGTCCAGTGTGTAGATGTTGTCCGCTTCAAATTTTACACCCACGGGCGGGTCAAGATTTTTCAGTGTTTCAATGACGGAAAGGCAGTCTACAATGTTTCTGGCGAATCGGGCGATGGACTTTGTGAGGATCAGGTCAATCTTTCCGGCCTTACAGTCCTCGATCAGCTGTTGCATTCCTTTACGATGCTCCAATGATGTACCGCTGATGCCTTCATCATCATAGATTCCAACGAATTCCCATCCCGGCTGTGCCTTGATATAATCCGTGTAATAATTTTTCTGAAGTTCATACGAAGAAGTCTGTTCATCATTATCAGTGGAAACACGGACATATGCGGCAACACGACGGATAGAGGTGCTTTCTCCAAGCCCCTCCACAGTTTTTGCCGGGATAACTTCCAACTCAGAAGTATCCACGCCTTTATATCTGTCTCTGATTCTCTGCTTGCGGTCTGCCGCCTCTGCTCCACTGCTTATCATTTGCTTCCTCTCATTCCTCCGGCTTCATGCTCCAGTACCACTGTCGCATCTTCCGATAACTCCGGATGCCGAGTTCTTTCTTTGTATTTTCTGCTGTCCTGCGGCTGATACCTTCATCGCTCATCCGCATATAGATTTCTCTGGATCTCATGTCACCCCCGGAAAGCAGCTTCTTGATCAGATACGCCGCCTTCTCAGATTTTGACTCAAAAACTGGTGTTTCCGGCTCCGCTGATGGATCTGGCTTAATTTCACACTCCAGCCATTTGAAGCCCTGCTCCGCTGTTATCGAGAATTTGATTTCACCATCTGACGGAGCCAGACTGTTTTTTATCTGCCGCACAATGCGGATATCTGACTTTTCCGCATCCCGTTCTACTTGTAGAACGCTCCGGGCAGCGGCAACAACATCGATGCTGCCAAGGCTCCGGTAAAGACCCTTTGTTCCCTCTTTTTTATTAAGGTGTCCGATCAGCACAATGGCACAGTCATACATAGATGCCCACATGCCAAGACGCTGCATCAGCCTTCTGGCTCTTCCTGCAATCTGGAGGTCGGAATCACTTCCAAGATATGCCTGGATCGGATCGATAACTACCAGCCGCGGCCGGAATTCTATAATAGCCTGCCGGATGCGCTCATCATCCAGTGTCAAGCCACTGTATGTTTCTTCATTTATGAAGGCCACATTTCTGCAATCTGCCCCACATTTTTCAAGCCGAGGCTTAATGGTATCTGAAATGCCATCTTCTGAGCACTGGTAAATAGCCCTTTGCGGCATTCCGATGGTTTTACCATCTGGCAAGGTTCCTCCCTTAGACAGCTCGGCTATCAGGTGCATCATCATTGTGGATTTGCCATCACCGGGGTCACCTTGCAGCAATGTGATCTTTCCAACTGCTATGAATGGATACCACAGCCAACGAACAGAAGTCGCCTGTACATCACTGTATAATGTAAGAATTCCTTTTTCTTCTTTGTTCGTCATCATCGTCCCTTTCTGTGTGCAGTCTTTTCTACATTTATATTATAGAGTATGTGTGGTGTTTTGACTGCCACCCATCAGGTGGCACATCATCGTTTTTGCCACCCAACAGGTGGCAAAACAGCCTTAGACCACATAACAGATAGAGGTGTAGACCTTTGCGGCCTTAGAATTCCTGTAATCAAGTTGCTATGTATTTTTCTCTGCGGGATAATCGTAACAGCCTTATGCGGGTACACATAAGGAGGAACATACATGGCATTAGATTATACTGCACTTGGAAAGCGTATCAGCACTTTCCGTAACGCATCCGGATTAACTCAGGAACAATTTTGCGAAAAATTGAATGTATCTCGCAAACACATCAGTCAGATTGAAGCGGCAATCAGCCGCCCCAGCCTTGAAACTCTGGTCGACATTGCTAATATTCTTAACATCTCAGCAGATGATCTTCTTGTAGACAGTTTGGCGCACTCCGCGTCCACTGCCGATTCCGAGATCCACCGTCTGCTTTTAGACTGTAATGCAATTGAGCAGGAGATTCTCACCCGGATGGTAAAGGAGATGAAAGCAATTTTATACGGCTTAGGAGTTTGATTTTATAACTTGTTGATCATATAACAAAAAAGCCCGCATAAGCCACAACTGCACTTTGGAACACACCGAAGTGCTGTCTGTGGTTTATGCGGGTAAGGACAAAAAAAGAAGCCCACCAGCGGACCATGTAGGAATCTACACAGTGCGCCAGTGGGCTGGTATGTTTTATACTGCTTCTGCTGGAATTTGGTTCATCTTCTCTTTAAATTCTTCCACAGTCATGTTCAAGTCCTCAGCAGCTTCTTCAAGGGTAATCTTGCCCTTTTTATAATACTTTACTGTCGTTCTAAGGTCGCCAATGTCGATGCCCTCAAGAATACTCTCATTTCTTAAATCTTCCATCTGCTTGCACACTTCGCTCACTCTTTCAGTTTTTTAGACATCTGGTTTTCTCTGCCATCAATGGAAAAAGCATATCAATAGTTACACACTGCACCGGTAGGCGATGAGTTTCAATTATGCACTTCTTCTCTCATCTAGTTCTTTTACCTCATCAACTGTGAGTTTCGTAGCTTGCGCTATTTCCTCATAAGTTAGCTTTCCAATCAACAGCAAGCTACGGGCTGTTTCCAGAGAGTTTTCTCTTGCAGCTTCATTTCTCATGTCTTCCATAACCTTGCACATAACCGCCACTCCTTTCTCATCTTCTTTGAAGTACTGTACTCGATTAGCTAATACTTCATAATACATATCTTTTGCACTTGTACAAGAAAAGTCATGCATCAGTTTTCCAAGTGCCGTTTCATTTTTGATTTGAGAGTTCACATATATAATATGCGATTCGTCACCAAATGATTCTCCTGTTTCTTTAATCATACGGTCAATATGATATATCGGAAGTCCTCTTTTAAGAACATCATTCTCTGTGATGAAAATCACATAAGTTTCATTCAGGTATTCATACTGCTCGCCTGGTTCAGTAACATTCGCATCGATTATACCGCTGTTATACCTAGCTCGCTTAACACCAGCACCTTTATCATTTCGCTGAATTTCAATATTGTATACACGGTTTTCCCTATCCACTGCAAGAATATCCAACCGCACAGATTTTCCCTGTAAATTTTTAACGCTATACTGGCTATTGGATTTTTTCACTTTCAGATCGTCTCGATTCAGAATAATCTGCAACAAAAATTCTGCACACTTTATATCTTCAAAGACTTTGCTCATGAAATCATCATCCAAAAGCCTAAAACCTCGCAATCTTTGAAGATCTTCTTCATGCTTTCGCTCGAAATCCAAATCTCTACACTTATTCATCGGATATCACCCTCTTTCAGGTTGTGAAGAATAAATCTCCCCATCAATATCTTACCATCAAAACACGCTTATTTCAAGCGGTCATGCTCTTCTAAAAAAAAAATAAACAACCCTATCCAATACCTTGGAAATGATTACCTGTAAATTTTTCCATTAATATTCACGCCGACGCAAACTCCTATATACATCCTCGATAAAACTCATGAACTCCACGCTGGCACACTTGATCAGACATTTTCCATCCACGGCTTTCAGCTTTTCCATAACCATTTCTGCCAATGCATCCCCACGCCCTCTCATCTTCTGAGCAGCAAACACCACAGACTCATCGATGAACGCAGCGTACTTTGCACCATCAATATTGCTTTGTACCGGCACGCCTTCGCCACTGTCAAGCATGATCACTTTTGGCTCATACACAGCCCTTACCTTTCTCAGTGCCTCTGCCGGCTCCATGCTCTGGAGATATAATTTCATAGCACCGGCCGCCACAATTTCATCAGCTGTTGCACCATATTTCTCTGCCAGCATCCCAGCTACATCTTTCATTCCAAACACTCCTCGCTATGTGTATTTTCTGTCGTATGTGTATTTCTCGCCACCCACAACATATAACAGGATTCTGCACATAGCAATCCTTACGGGTAAAAAAGGCCAGACAAAAAAGCAGGCAAAATAGCAGCACAATAAAACCTTAAAAACAAAAAAAGCCCTGCCTGATGCAGCCACAAAAACCACACCCGGCAGGGTCCTGTCTCCTTCCATCACACCGCTTCTTCCCTCTCGCGCTTCGCTGCAGTTGTCAGGTATCTGCGGTACTGAATGCTGAATCCGTACACCTTATAAGGAGCGTCCACATAGACCACATTGCCGTCCATGTCACTCCGCTTATAGCCCATGAAGCTGTCGAGCGTTCTGCGGTTGCCCTTTGAGGTCAGTGTCACACCGAAGTTTGTCTTATAGGTTGCCACATCCCCCTGCAGTACCCCGCTCTCAACAAAAGCACAGTAGATGCCTTTTTCAAAGTGGAGCATATCTGGTGCTTCTGCGATCCGCTCAGGAGTCAGCTTGAGCTTTCCGCTGGTGATGGCACGTTTCCGGCCTTCGATGGCATTTCCGTCCACATCCCGAAGCAGGGTTCCCTGTACATCCAGACCGTTGACTCTCAGCGGCATTCCGCCTGCATTGGTATCCGGCAGTTCTTTCAGGCAGGCAAGGAAGTATTCAAAGTTCTTTTTCATGATCGCCAGCACACCCTGTTCCTCCTCGATCGTCTGCCGTTCCTGTTGGAGTGTTTTCAGCCGTTCCTGCAGGTCGTTCACAAGTTCTGTATAAATCTGGGCTTCCGAGCCTTCCTCCGTTTCCGTCCCATAGAAGCTCACTCCGATGCTTCCCGGTGTCAGTCCGCTCCGGATGTCCAGGTCGATGTCGTCAATGGTCACCTCCCCGTTGGAAAGGGCTTCATTCAGTTCCACGTTCTGTTCCAGTGCAGCTTCCCGAAGCGCCGCCACCTGATGGCTGATGGCATCCTGCAGGCGTTCTTCCATCTCCTTGATCTGATTTTCCACCGTTGCCATCCTCTGCACCGAGATGCTGTTGTTATTCGCCAGCCGGACAGCCTGCTCATAGGCATTGTCAAACATCGCCACGATCATGGAGGCATCTCCGTGTTGTTCAAAATCACGCTTCATGCTGTAGAGCAGTTCCATGAAACTCTGCTCCAGCGCACACTCATGGTAGCGTTCTGAGGGGCAGCGCTTGTTTGCAGCTTCCTTTTCCTCATCTGACATGCAGCCTTTCTTGCTCCGGCAATACGCTTTCTGGTCGGGAGAACCGTTCTTCGGCGGCTCACCGTCCCGCTCCCCGACCTTACGCTTGCACCGCCAAACGGGATACGAATAAGTGTATTTTTCCAGATACTCTCCGGTATCCTCACCAGTCGCCTTAAGACTCCGCTCATCGCTGTAACCATTTGCCACACCCGTGTAGGTTGTACGGAAGAATCCTTCCCCGCAGGGTTTTCCGGCATCCGGCCCATTCTCCAGGATCGCACCGCAGCGCAGGTTTCCAAACGGAGAACCCTTAATGCTCTTTACCTTTTTCTTGCCGGGGCCTTTCGTCATGTCTGCCCTCGGCTTCTCGAACAGCATGGTCTGCACTTTGTCCCAAGTCACACGGTCGATGATACCCACATGATGGTTCTTCACATAGTAGCGGGGTGCTTCGCCCTTGTTGATGCTTGAACGGTGGGTAAGGAAGTCTTTGGTGATGGTCTTCTGCATCTCGATGTCGCCCACATACTTCTCATTCCGCAGGACGATCAGGATCGAGCCGGCACTCCATTTCTTTCCGTTGACCGTGAACTTTTCCATCTGGTTCAGCTCCAGTGCGATCTTATTCGCCGTCTGGCCTTTCACGAAGCGGTCAAAAATGTACCGGATGATCTCTGCCTGCTCCGGCACGATGACCCACTGCTTATTTGCCCCAAGCTCATATCCCAGCATCCGTTTCAGATTGATATGCGGGACACCAGACTGGAACTTCTTCTGGATGCTCCATCGGATGTTATCGGAAATGGAACGGCTCTCATCCTGTGCCAGTGCAGAAAGAATCGTAAGGATCAGCTCACCTTTGGCATCCAGTGTGTCGATGTTCTCTTTCTCGAAATAGATACCCACGGGCGGCTTCAGCTGCCGAAGCTCACGGGTACAGGTCAGGGAGTCAATAGTGTTTCGTGCAAATCGGGAAATGGACTTTGTAACGATGTAGTCCAGCTTTCCATCCATCGCATCTTTTATCATGCGGTTGAATTCCTCTCGATGTTCCCGGTTCGTACCAGATTTTGCTTCATCCGCGTAGATGCCGGCAAAGATCCAGCCGGGCTTCCGGGTGATGAGGTCTTTGTAGAATGCTTTCTGTGTCGTGTAGGAAGTCTGCTGACTCTCATCGCCGGTGGAAACACGGCAGTAAGCCGCCACACGGATGTTGGTCTGGCTTTTCAGCTGCCCGCCGTTCTGTACCGAGCGCACACTGGCGGGGATCACATCCACTTTTTGTCTTGTCATAATCTGCTCCTTTCTTCCAGCCTTGCAACTGGTCTTATCTTACATGCCTCTTCCGCTGGCTGCCGTCGCGCATCGTATGCCCGTCATAATAGCTTGCGGTATTGCGGTAATCTTCGATATTGGAATCCATCTCTACCTCGGTCTTGGTGTCATCGAACCAGTGTACCGTAAACTTCAGCGGTGAATGAATCGTGATGGAGAGGAGGAATGCCTTGCAGTGTTCTTCGGTCACTTCATTCAGAAAGGCCACCGTACCATCCCGCCCCGCCGGGAGGTTCTTCATCCACTCGATTGCCTTTTCCCTTCGTTCATAGTCGCCCTCCAGTTCTTCCCAGTAGTCTTCCATATAGTCGAGCTGTTCGGTCAGTTTCTGCTCAGTGTCCGTGTCCTTCTGAATATCACACTCCAGTTTCTCAATGAGCTTTTTCTTCTCCTCAATAGAAGCAGGGTCGATCATCTCGTCACCGAGAAGTTCCAGACGGGTCTGCATCACATCCACCTGACTTTTCAGGAGCCGGATCTTCTTACTGGTGCTTTCCACACTGGTGTGTGCGGCCGCTATCTGCTTTTTATAAAAAGCACGGTCGCGTTCCATAAAATCCAGCTTCTGAATGCTCTCCAGCCGTGCAAGCATCTGGCTTACAAAAGAATCTGCTTCCGGGGTGAAGTTGTCATACTGCTCTTTGAACCGGCCGCTCATGATGTCTGCCACAGCCACGTTGTCATGGATGGGCTTAAGCGTCAGCCGGAACCGCTCCAGAACTGCTTTACGGAAGGCTCGGACAACCTGTTCCTCGTATACTTTTTCTGCATGGCAGATACGTTTTCCTGTCGTCCGGCTGCTCGTCGGGCACCGCCAGATGGGATAGTTCCCATTTCCGTTTGTCACATGGAAAAAACGGCCGCACTCCCCGCAGATTAGTCTTTGGGAAAACGCTCTCGGCTTCTTGCCGGATCTTGTCCTGTTATATAAATCGCTGTTTACTTTTACAACTTCCTGTGCCTTTTCAAACAGGTCCTCGTCAACGATTGCCGGATGATGGTTCCGGACAAAATACTGAGGAACTTCGCCTTTGTTGTCCCGGACTTCATGTGTCAGGTAATCCGATGTGAACTTCTTCTGGATAAGGACTGCACCCATGTACCGCTCGGCACGGACGATCCGCGTGATATTCCCGCCTGTCCATCCATCCAGCAGATCACTGTTTAACTGCCCTTTCTTGGATTTTTTCTTTCTTACTCTCACTGCGTCGGTGACAGGAGCCGGAATCTTGTCCATGTTCAGTCCCCTTGCAATCTCCGTATAGGCTTTCCCTTCCACAACTTCATGGAAAATACGCCGGACGACCCTGGCTTCTTCCTCAACGATCTCAATATCTTTATACTCATATCCGCTCTCGGAGGTAACCATTTTCCCATTGTAGCGGTATCCGTACATGATCTTGTTTGGAACATCCCCCTTCGGAAAGCGCATCTTCTGCCCCAGCCGGATGTTACTGGAAATGCTGCGGCTTTCTTCCTGTGCAATGGCTGCCAGTGTCGTAAGGATGAAGTCGCTGGTCGGGTCTGCCGTATCCAGATTTTCTTTCTCGAACAGAATCGTTACCCCGCAGTCATGCAGGACATCCAGTGCACTCATAAAGTCAGCCGTGTTTCGGGCAAATCGTGATATGGACTTGCACACAATGCGGTCGATCTTCCCGTCCTTACAATGACGCATCAGTCGGCGGAATCCGGTTCTCTTTTCCTTGGAAGTGCCGGAGATGCCGTAATCGGAGTACACACCGACTGCATTCCATACTGGATTATTTTCAATCAGCTGGTTAAAGTATTTTTCCTGCGTTTCATAGGAGTTCTCCTGGTCGCTCATGTCCGTAGAAACGCGGATGTAAGCCGCCACATTAAGGGTTCCGGCTTTCTTTTTGGTAGCCCGGAAGGTCGCCGTCGAAACGAACTTGTTTTCCTGCGGTTCTTCCGGTGTGAAGAGCTTCGTAAACTCACTCTCCATACTGCTCTGCAGCCGTTCTGCAATGTCAGGCTCTGCCATGACCTTTTTGGCATCCAGAGCTTTCTGGATAAGAGCTGTGATACCGGCGTCCACGATGTCTTTTGATTTTTGGGGTGTCTGTTTTTTATCTGATGCGTTTTTTGGTTTTTGTTGAGTAGACCTGCCTTGGTGCGTATCAGCCAGTGGTAAAAAAGAAGCTGTGGCAGCATCCGTACTTTGACGAACATCTGCCACAGCTTCCACAGGTTTCTTTTTTCCAAGAGCGGCTTCCAGTAAAGCCGAGACATCCACAGCAGATGCATTTACTCTCTTCTGCTGTTTCTGCTGTACTGTATTCTTCACAGTCTTTTTCTGCAGATTTGCAAGGAAATCCGTACCAGTACTCATAGTTTTCGCTCCTTTCCTGCCCGTTTTCTTCTCTTTGGGCAGTCACATATTCCCTCTGTTTCGTGATATTATCAAGTAATTTCGGCGCAGAAAGACGGAGAATAATCTGGGAGATTATTGTCTTATCTGCACGATATGTACGCCCCGCCCGGTAAGGACGGGGCGTGTTTTTAGATACGGGCCGCAAAGTCAAGTGCGATCCACCCTGCACCGGATTTCAGCTTGCCCCAGCCCTTCGCAGAACCAGCACCGGCAGATTCTGCCACGATAGTAAACACGCCTTTCCCGGTGTAATAACCGGTCTTACCGTAATTCGTGCCCGGTCCCTTGCGGATGTTGAGGTCTTTAATGGATACACGCACAGTATATGGGACTGAAGACTTCGGTTCCGGGTAGACGGCCTTACCCGCCGGGTCAAAAACATAATAGCCCGGATTCTTATCTGCACACTGTTTTGCATAGGTGAGGTCGTGGAACGCACCTTTCTGGGAAGCGGCATTCTGCCAGCTCTTACGGACACGGTACCAGCCGGAAATAGTGGTGCTTTCAGAATCCTTTACCGCATCATACTGCGTCAGGTTCCAACGCTCGATGATATTGCAAAGGTTCTGAACATAGGTGTGGCTGGTAGCATAACCACCATCCTTGATGATCTGTGCCGCTTTCTTGTAATCGGTACAGCCTGCCAGACCCTCATAGCGTTTCCTGCTGCCACTCATCGCTCCGAGCAGATATGCTGCATGGTCGGCAATGGAGTCTTCCACACAGGCGTACTTGCGGAAGTCAGCAGTGATCGTCACATAGCTGCCATCGGTATTCTGCTCCTGCGTTTTCTTAGGATAGACAGACTTGCCATCCCAACTGCTGCCGCTCCAGCTGTTCCCGGAAAGCGAGGTCTTCATGCCGAAGCAGTTATTGGCATTTTGTGCCAGCTCAGATTTACCGTAGCCGGATTCCAGAATGAACTGTGCCATCGACACGCAGGCAAGGATGCCAGTGGTTTTCTGGTTCGCAGTAAACAGCGGGCCAATCTTTGCCACTGCCTCTGCTTCCGAGAGATTTTTCAGCGAAGAAGCCTGCATGCCAGATGAGGATGAACCGCCCAGTGCTGCAGTTACCCTTGCGGCCAGATCACCCAGGCGGGCATACAGCCAGTTTCCAGGGCAGCTTTTATTCGCAAACCAGCGGTGAACGGTCAGCACCATTTCATCTGCCGCCGGAGCATAGTTGAGTGTCTTATTTTTATCACCCAGCCACAGGAGCTTCTTCTTCCCGTTACGCTTGCAGATATCAATGCAGAGCTTGACCAGAGAGTCATATACGGCACTGTTCATGGCATACGGCTCATTCATGTCGCTGGCGCATTCGATGGTGACCGCCCTCTGGTCATTGGCATTGCTGGACGAACACCAGCTGCGGTTCTTTTCTTTGACACAAAGCGACACACGGCCGTCTGTGCCGATGCCGTAGTTGCAGCTTGCCTGACGGCTTGTGCTGGTGAAACAGCCGCAGATGCTTTCCGCAGAAAGCTGACCGACCACACAATGCGGTGTGATGCGGTCGATGCTGTGTGTCCTCTGCCCGGAATGGTTCGGGGAGAGCTTAGTGTAAACAACGAGTGGACTATTGGTATATCCCATAATGATTTCCTCCTGCTAAAAAAATTGAGGTCCAGATCACTCTGAACCTCGTACTGTGGTTATTCTGTTGTTACGGAATCAGCAGTTTCATGCCGACCCGGATGGCATTGGAAGTCAGACCATTCAGCACACGGATATCTGCACAGCGGCTGCCGCTTCCCAGTTCCTTATCTGCGATTTTCCAGAGATTATCACCGGGAACAACGGTATAGATTCTGCCAGCTGTGAACGCATAGGTGTCCGCACTGTTCAGGACATATGCGACACCGGCCTCTGCTTCGGCACATTTGATCTTCAGCCAGCCATCACAGAACTGCACGACTTCCACAAGGGCATTCTTCTTGTAGACCGCTACGACCTCTGCATCCAGACTCGGCTTTTTGCGGATGTTCATGAGGGTCTTGAGCTTGCCGTAGGCAATGGTCGCCGGAAGCTCCTCCGCAGTCGGGAACTCATTCTCATCCACTTCGTCTTCAGCTTCTTTCTCCGCCGGGATATCTTCCACAGGGGTTGTGGTTTCCGGCTTATCTTCCGGGATATCGTCCACGACTGCTTTCTCCTCGTTCTCATCTGCACCAGTATCCGGGACAGCCTCTTCCGGATAGATCACGTTGCCGTCATTGTCGAACACTCGGCTGCCGGGGTTCTCATCACACTTGGCTTTTGCATTCGCCAGCAGACGGTACGCGCCAAACTGGGATGCCTCATCTTCCCAGACTTCTCGCACACGGTAATAACCGGTCGTCAGTTTTGCGGGATACTCTTTCTTACTCATGGTTCATTCCTCCTAAAATTTGAGGGAGAGGCTGTTACACCTCTCCCCATTGATCAATCGTCCTTATTCTCTCTTTCTTCCTTCAGCTGTGCCAGCATCTCCTTGAGCTTCTCCGGCACGGGAAGACCGATAACGGCTGCGTTTTCGAGGCAGCTCAGGCCTTCATTCGCCAAATAAAAGAACACCACTGCTGTACGGATGGCCGCTCCATTCTGGAGGATCTGTGTGTCGATGATGTTGGCAATACCAACCAGCACAAAGATACACACCTTCTTGGCGATGCCCTTAAAGCCAACTTCAGAAGAAAGCTCATGCTTGATCGCTGCCGCCAGCACCCCGGTGAAGTAGTCACAGACCACGAACACCACCAGTGCATACAAAAAGCCGTCAAACCCGCCAAAGAACCAGCCCAGGAAACCACCCAGACCTGCGAACATCCATTCAATCTTGTCGATCACATTCTGCATAATCTTGTCCTTTCCTGCCCATTTGGGCATAAAAATAGACGGTCAATGCCGCCTTGTGTATACTCCTTCTATAATGAACACCGTTTCACAGGCATTTGGGAGGTATGTCTGTCAGGGACGGTGGAAATTTAATAGAATTTATTGTCCAATCCAATAAACTCAATCTCACGGAACTCATTCGGATTCTTCTTCATGATCCAATCAATATAGGTAGAAATAATCATGGCACAGATAAAGTACCCGACTGCATTGTAATGACCGCCACGTTTCTGCTGATAGAGAAAGCCAGAATTATACAAAGCTGTTCCATAGGTATACAGATCAACCAGATAGACGCTCTTAAATATTCCTGCAATCTCCCGAACTGCCGAATTGTAGCCAGCATTTTCTACAGATTTTAATGGATCAGTCAGAATAAAAATTTTAGCTTTCGGCTGCATTTCCTGAATCTTCTGAATGATCTTTCCGTAATTGCCATAATAGGTGTCTGGATTCTGTGTGTAGTCGCCGAGATTGATATCTTCCACCGTACCAATCTTGTACTTTCGATTGTTTTCATTTTGTCCAAGACCGATAATATAAGCCTCGCACTTATGATTTCCATCAAAGCACTCCGTTGCAAGCGAACTGGAAAGGAACGTATCACAACGCAGTCCACCCTTAGACCAGTTGTAATAGGTATTCCCGGTCATTCTAGCAAGATACTGTCCCCAGGAATATTCAAACAAATCCTTCCCTCCTGTGGTGCCATCGGCTTTTTTGTATACTGCTTCTCCGCTTGCAAGGCTGTCACCAATGCAGCCCACATGACGAAATACGGTCATTAAACCAGCATCATTTCGAATCCGTTCCAGAGGATTATCTGAGAGATTCAAGCCTAACAGATCATTGATTCCTGCTGTCAGTCTTTTTTGGATATCTTTTTCCAATTTGTCTTTTGTGATTGCTTCATCAGCAATTTTCTGCGTAGTAATTGCAGCATCTTGTACCTTTCCGGTAGATACGACCGTATCCATAAACCAAATCTTGGCAAAATCTTTTAAATTTTCTTTATACATGGTCAGGCGGATATACGCAGTACCCTTGGGGCAGATAAAATCCGTGTAGCTTAAAATACCACCCTTTTCCTGATTGTACTTCAATCCTGAAATATACTTTTTGTCCTGATCATAAAAAGCAAGACCTGAAACATCAGTGGAAGCTGTACTCATACTTGCGCGTAAAAGGCATTTACTTCCACCATACGGGAACGGCAGATAGTCCTCTGTTGCAAAATAGGTGTTTGTTCCCGGTGTATAAGTCCGCAAATCACCCTTCGCACGTGCAATATACAAATCCGGTGTCAAAACAATCTCCAGCGGGATTTCCAAAAAGGCAGCATTTTTCACCTGCACAGCGTTGTCACACAGTTTCTCTGATGTTATCGCTTCATCCGCGAGATTATCCGTTTCAACACTTTTTTCTGCCAATTTTTCATGTGTTACCGCACGATCCACCAGATGCCCCACTGAGATTCTATAATCATCCAACCAGATACCCACGCCATTGAGATTGTCCTGCCCCATACAGCTCATGCGTATATAAGCAGTTCCATCTGGGCAGAAAATTCTGCGAAATGCCAGTTTCTTAGTTTCCCGATTGTAATCGCTTCCGCTGATAAATTTCTTATTTGCATCATAAAATGCAATACCTGATTTATCGCTTTCAACTGTGGACATGGCAGAATATACTTGAAGCCAGCAGCCTCCATATGGAAACGGAATATAATCCAACGTGGCAAAATAAACATTTGAGCCCTGAGAGAAATTATCTAGCCCACCATATTTTCTCGAAATATACTTATCTGCAGTCCAAACCAGTTCTGGAGTAATGTCCAAGAACGACAGGCGGCTTCCATTTACTGCACCTTTCAAAATACCCTTGCCACTTCCAATTGCTCGAATATGGGAACCGACAGAACCGTATTTCGTTCCCTCTTCATCTACTCTTGCATCCACAACCTCTGCTGCATAGTCCTTATCCTTGTCAGTCGAAGCAGACACATTAGCATCCAGTCGCTTGTCCAACGTATCCATACGGCTGTTCAGCTCTGCCTTGTTGCTATTAGTAAGGCTTTCAGCAGAATTCACCCGACTGTTCATGTTGGATTCTGCGGTATCCACATACTGGATGAGACGTGCTTCTGTATCTTCCATTTCCTTGACAGCCTCTGCGATCTGCGCACTATAAAGACTGTATTGCATCCAGTAAATTTCATCCGAGATTGCAGTACCGACCGGCACAGGTCTTCTGCTGATATAGCTCTCACCGGACGCCTTATCCAGAACGATACTGAGTTCTTCGTATTCCTTATTGATATCCCATACACCATCGTGTTTCGGAACAATTCTTCTTCCAATAAATTTAGACATAGGATTCTCCCTTCTGCCGGACAATTCCGGCTACAACTACTATCGGTTCATCCAGCCGATTGGGAGGCCCTGTCTTTGGAAAATCAAGGGTTTCATAGTGCCCCCCCCCGAATTTTCTGACGATTCATCATATTGTTTCCTTTCCCGGCATAATGCCGTTTTATTTGCTGTCTTCCGTCAGCCATGCACGGATCTGGCAGTAATAGCCGTCTGCCCATGCCTGATAGCCTCTTCCGGACGGGTGGATGCTGTTGGTCAGCGTCCGGCTGGTTTCCGTGAATCGGTTCGTCACCGGCTTATCCGAATACGGAAATGCCAGACGGCGGTCCGTGCGAAGACCGTGGGCAAAACAGGTCACGTTTTTGCGATACTTGCCGGCATCGAATGCCTTGATCAGCGCAAGGTTCAGCGTGTTGATGCTCATATGGAAGATACCTATGCTGGAACCGCACTGATAAGAATAATCCGAACCGGGTCCGCAAAGGCCGATACCGATCTTGCAGTTCGGGAAGCCCGTCTCCTTATCCAGCAGAGCATCAATAAACTGCTTTGCCTGATCCACGAACTTCTGCACCTCAGCTTCCGTGCGGTACAGTGTAGTGCCCTGTGACACATCATTGGTGCCAAGTGCGATCAGGAAGTAATCGATGCCCTCATAGCCGTTGGTCTCGCAGTATTTCTGGAAATCCAGACGGCCTTTGATCTTGTCCCAGAACGCATTCGTTTTGCCGGCGTAATCCGTATCTGCCAGATACCGGGCAAAGGTCCAGCTGCCGCGTCCTTCGTGCTTGCCGCCAGACGGTCCTCTCGTTCCCAGCTGGTGGATCACGCAGTCATTATCCTCTGCCAGCAGACGGTACACTTCCGTTGCCACAGAACCATTGTCCACGAGAGAGTCTCCACAGATGCAGATATTCTTCGTGAGCTTGTCCTTCAGCTTATGGTGAACCCTGACCTGGACAGGTTTGGACGATACCGTATGGCAGTCATCTTCATCCAGACGGCGGACGGTCAGTGCAAAATCCGTACTGTCCTTCGTCGGCGTGTAGTTCATGCAGTACTCGTTCCGGGTCAGGCTCGGTGCATTCGTGCCTCTGGCGAGCACATACAGATTTTCCTTGCCATCGTGGCGGGAAAGACAGTCAAAGAAGATGGAAAGCTGGCGTCCCTCCATGCAGTCCCAGTGGGACGGGGTCACGATGTCATCCTCTACAGCCGGAGTAATGGCTTTCTGCACATAATCCGTGATACGCTTCGGGATGAAAGATGCCGCGTTATCTGCGAAGAGATCACCCGCTTTGTATTCCTTACCGCCCACAATGAACTTCACATCCGGGTGAATGTGCGGATTATACAGCTTGCTCTGATACCAGGATGCAATATAGAAACCATTCGTACCCAGCTTTCGGAACAGGCTGGTGTCGTACAGATTGATGGTTTTCGTACCAGCGTCATAAGCGAGAATGCGCATCGGCATGCCAAAAGTCGAGCTGGGTGTGTTAAATGCCATCTCCGCCGGATCGCCTGCCGTGATCCACTCATAGTGGAACGTATCCGGAACACCCAGACACTTGGTACTGACCTGGATCGTACCGGCATTCTGGTCAATGGTAATGCCACCGCTTGCCAGATACATATGGCGGGAATCCTTACCGGCAAGATCCGTGCGGAGCTGCTGGAAGCGGTCCTCATACTTCTTTTCGATATAGTAGTCACGCCGCTCTTCATCGAACAGCTCACCAGCCTTATAAGTCGTGCCATCCAGTACAATGCTGAAAGAAGAACCCATGTGCGGATACCAGAAATGGTTTTCATACCATGCAGCGATATAGTAGCCGTTTACTCCCAATGCCCGGAACTGTGCAGTGTTGTAAAGATTGATCTGATCTATGGACGAGTCATAGGCAAGGATCAGCATGTGATGCTTTTCTGCTTCCGTACTATCCAACATCGGTACCGGCTCCTCACTAGCACTGATCCAGTAGTAAGCACCGTTATCGACAACCGCCAGGATACGTTTCGTGACCTGAATGGTGCGGTTGACCGTATCGATCGCAAACTGGCCTGTAGCGAGGAACATTTTTGCTGAACGGTACTTGTGCCAGGTCATCGAATTGTACGCTGCTTTCGCCGGATTTCCATAATCGATTCCGTTGATAACCGTCCCACTGTTAGACGGAGCCGCATACACAACATTGCCGTCATAAAGCACTGCAAACACAAAGCGGTTCCTTGTGAACAAACCGCCCCAGTCACCGCCCGTGTTTTCCGCTTTAATGACCGGCAGTTCAATCTTTTCTCCCGTTTCGTCAGCAGATACTTCCATTCCATCGTAATAGATTGCCCACCAGCCTTTCGCAGCGAAATCAATCGAGGTACTGTTCTCTGCCCCCAGTTTCGTCTGCTCATACTGTGTACCATTTGTACGGCGGCAGACATACACACTCTTTCCCTCCGGGAATGTGACTGTCACCTTGCTGCCCGTGAACCTGATATCCACGCTGCCGTTCATCCACTGCCAGCCTGTTGCGTAATTTGACAGCAATCTCAGTGGGAGCATGTTATCATAGAGGTACACCGAGAGCTTCGAGAACAGCTTTTCATTGGTGGTGACCGAAATAAATCGGGTGTTCGGAAGCAATGTGATCACATAGTTGTCGTAGACCTTGCCGCTCTCTGCCCGGAAACAGCCACCGAGGAACTTACGGTCCATGTCATAGCAGACCACGTTGTTATAGTCATTCCGGCCGCTCATATAGCCGAACTGACCGTCCACCAGAATCGCATCACCGCTGACCGGGACCATGTGCGCCACGCGCCAGCTTTCCGAAGCTACAAGGTTGCCGTTCTGGTTTGCGTAACCATTTTTGATCACCCAGTTCTTCATGATATTCTGCATGGAACGCACCCTGCCGACCGCACGGATATTGTCACCGGCTGTGGGATAAGTCTTTCCCTCATCATCCACACGGGCATCTACAAGCTCCTGTGCATAGTTGGCATTTTTATCTGTAGATGCCTTGACGTTGGCATTGATCTGGGCTTTCAGCGTTTCTGCAGTCTTATCCATCTCGGACTTACTGGCCGCAACCGCACTGTTTGCGGCATCGACCTTCTGGGTGATATCCGCTACATCCTGTGCGGTCATCTTGCGCAAGGCTGCCACATCTGATGCAGTATCTGTACGAAGCTGCTCTACATCTGCCGCAGTATCCTTGCGGAACTGCTCCACTTCTTCTGCCGTATTCTGACGGTACAGAGCCATCTGTTCCGAGAACCGGGAACACATCGCCCAGTATTCCTCCTGTGACAGAAGCGTTCCGGCCGGTACAGGTTTCCGGCTCATATAGCTGTCGCCTGTGGATTCCTCATACACAATGGTAAGAGGCTCATATTCTTTTGCTTTGTCCCAGACACCATCATGGCGAGGGACGATTCGGTTTCCGATATATTCCGACATATTTTCCCCTTTCCCGGCTCCATCAGCCGTTTGTAAACTCTACGATCAGCCGTCCGTCACCGTCCATTGAAAAGATGAGCTTCAGACCGTCTTCAGTGGTGAAAGCAAGATAGCCGTCATCCGTAACCGTACAGTTCAAAAGATTTTCAATGAATTTCTGGATGGTGCTGGATTCCGACTTGTCACTGAAGCCGAGTCCATCCTCCGACACAACGGCAAAATAGCCATCGTCCGTGATATACACTTCCAGCAGTCCCTTGCGGATAGCTTCCACCACACCCGCGTAGGTATAGGTGGCGATCTTACCGTTGTTGATGGCCGCCCGCTCCACCTTCAATGTGAGGGAGAACGAACCAAGGACATCACCCGCTGTGCTGAGCATAACAACATCCAGCGGAAACCGCCCGGCCTGTGCGGTCATGAAGGTCGTGATCGTAAAGACGACCGCCCCATTTTCAACAAACACAAGGTCGGATGCTGTTTCGCTGGTGTAGTGAAAGATCGTACCGTCCGGTCTGGTACCGGAACAGGCAACGATGCAGTCCTGTGGCACGGAATACTGCACCGAGTTGTTATACAAAACACAGCGAACTTTCCGTGCTTTGTTGTCATATTGTTTGACTGGGACTGTCACCGGGATAAGATTCTCCGTCAGCGACAGCTCCACTTTCTGATAAATGCTTGTGACCATTACGCGCCCCCTCCTTCCTGATCGGTCTTCTTATCATCTGTTTCTTCTTTGTTCCCATTATCTTTTCCTTCGGTGTCCGGGTTCTCCGGCTCCGGCTTTTCCGGTTCCGTTGGTGTGGTCGGTTCCGTTGGCTGTTCCGGCTCATGGCCGATGGTCTGCCACTGTTCTCCATCCCAAAGCTTTAACCGAAGGTTCTTCTTATCGACCCAGAGCGTATCTGCTGCTGGGGCTTCCGGTGCGGTTTCCGATACCGGGACACTCGGCTGGTACTTTTCATCCAGTTCTTTTTCGACCTCTTCCGACAGCTTCTTCGCCGCACTGTATCTCTCGTCCAACTCCTTTTGCAGATCTTCCGAGATTTCCGTAAGGGTGCCATACCGCTTATCCAGTTCCTCATATAAATCCTTGGACAGCTTTTTTGCTGTTTCGTACCGCTGATCGAGCGTTTTCTGAAGCTCGGCAGAAATGGCGGTCGCTGTTTTGTACCGCTCATCCAGTTCCTTCAGCAGCTCCTCGGAAAGCTCCGTGGCTTTCTTATAGCGGTCATCCAGTTCTTTGAGGGTCTGTTCCAGCAGGATCGCTGTCCTGACTGCAGTGTCATCCGCCTCCCAGCCATAGCCCCACGTCTTACCGCCATCCGTGGATACAAACAACCCAGCAGAGCTGTTCTTCCATGCGACCGTGGACTGTTTCAAAGTCGCCGCATTGAATGCATACCGGGTCGTATTTCCCTTATTGTCAGTTTCATTTTTATAATGAAGGCCAAACAGCGCAGCAAAAAGCGCACCGTCATAAATGATAGATGCTGTGATCCCACCGACCTGCTCTCCCACTGCCGTTTCCGCACGGACTGCCGTATCATAGGCAATCGTCGCTGTATTCCGGATGCTGTTGAGCGAACCTGTCAGAGAAGAATTTCGGCTGCTGACCGTTGAGTTTGAGAGCGTGATGCTGTTATAGCGTTCCAGTAGCGCGTCATACTCTGTTTCGGTGACTTTGGAACTGACTTCGATTCCCAGCTTTGAGATAAACACATGGACCGTATCGCAAAGGGAAACACGCTCTGCTTCCACGATGTCCTCATACCCCGGCGTATTCCAGAGCTGTAAAAAGTCGATCTTGATATCGATCTCCGGCTCTGTTAAGTCCGTGGTGTCGATATAGTTCTGTGCGTATTCCCGGAGTGCCGCTTCACTCGGCTTTTCCTGAAAATTGCTGGTACAATCCAGCACGGTGATCTTCTGGTAGGAGATCGACCGTTTGCTTTGCAGCACCACCTTCTCCGGCAGTTCCATGACCGCCTGGGTTTCATTATCCACCCAGTACGGATGCACACCCGTGATGGTGTTCTCGATGGATTTCTCCATCTTGAAGTCTGTCAGGTTCTTCCCGTAGATGATGTGGACATTGTGATCCGTACCTCTGGTTTTATGAAACTTGACCGTGTACCGATCCCACTCGAATTCACCGCCAAAAACATCCAGAACTGACCCGGCCATACCTCCAAGGCAATTTCGGAAGGAGGATGGAATTCCAAGCGTAAAGGTGGCACTGGAGTCCACATCCGTCCAGACATCGAAAGGGCAGTCAGAAGCAGCGTGGCTTTTCAGCCCCTGCATTGCTCCCGCACACCCAGTCACTGAGAACGGGGAAACTGTGATGAAGTTCAGCTGGTAGGAAATGTGCCGAGCCTGAACTTCCAGCTTTCCATCTATCGGGGTCGTGATCTTGTAGATGCGGAACGGCTGAGACTGCATGGTATCGGATGGCTTGGCAAGGATGATATTCCCCTCCTCCAGCATCTCTGCATGGATGCCATCTGCCGGACAGACCAGCTTCAGCTCATAGCTTCCGTTTCTCTTTTCCGTTACGGTACAAGACTGTGCATCTGCCAGCTTTCCAATACCGTTATGATTGAACTTCATCTCTGTTGATGCATATAAACATGGGATCACTGGCTGCACCTCCCTCTTACAGCGTCCACCAGCGTGGAGTCACCTCCACCGCCGTGATGCCGCCTGTCCATGCGATTTGTGTCTTTCCCTCCGGCAGTTCCGGGAAATCATCCGAAAGGATGGTCTCATTGCAGAAGCCGGAAGCGTTGTAAGCGTTGTGCGTTTCACAGTTGAGCAGCACGTAGTCCTTGATGCTGTGGATGGTGATCTTCTCCTCACCCACATACAGTTCGCCGCCAGAATCCCCGTAGATCTTGAAGATAGGCTGTGCCGGAAAAGCGAAGGGGTTCTTTAAGGTCGACCTGCCATCCAGCCGGATCACCCTCTGCCCATCCACGCTCCAACGCTGGGGCTTACAGTTGAATGTCAGCTCCATCTCAGCGGCTTTCTGGGCTGTCACATCAAATTCCAGAGCATCCTTGCAGACTGCCATCCGGAAGAAATCCGGGTCGTAGGTGTCCTGCAATTTCTGATACCCGATCGGAGATAACAGCCATGCCTTGACCGCTGCGGTCTTGGCAGGCAGACCGTTGAAGAAAAATGCCTTATACTTGATATCCACGTTCTGATATCTGCGCCTGCCTGTCCTTGCATTCTCGGTGATGATGTCCCCGTTCCTGCCTGGTACGGAGGTACTCTCCACATCCGCAGCCGGGGAATCATACACACCGGGTCCAGACAAATATAATAGGAAGTCCTTACTGGACTTCCCGGCAAAGGACAGATACTGTCTGGCGTATCTGCCTTTAAGCTGAAACTGTGATACTGTCTGCTTTGGGGCATTGTAGCCCATACGCATCTACCTCCTTTACTTGAAGACCGAATCATCCTCGTGGATCATGCCGTTGATCTTATCGGCAACGGTCTGTGCGAGTTCATCGTCGTTCCGGGCATTGTAGCCATTGACCGTGATATACACACCGCCAAGGTTGGTCGTCCGGGTGGTGCCGCCTCCGGCCAGAGCCGCCTGCGGGAAGTTCCAGCCAGAGCCATCGAAGTGCGGCAGGGTCAGTTCCGGCAGACTGAAGGAACTGATGCCCTCCATACCCTGCTGCACCTTTGCTGCCATCGACTTGATCTGGCTGATTAGTCCGCCCTCGCCTTTCTTGATGCCGCCGGAAAGCAGCTTCATAAAGTCGGGCATATAGGTGTCCGCATCTGCCAGAGGTCCTTCATCCGGCACAGAGAAGTGCAGGAATGAACGGATACCGCTTGCCACACTCTTGACCGCACTGCCGACCCAGCTCACACCCTTCTTGATGCCTCCTGCAATACCGCCAACGATATCCTTGCCCCAGCTGACTGCCGAGGAAGCCACGTTCTTGATACCGCCCCAGATGGACGATGCCACGTTGCCGATGGCAGAAGCCGCATTGGAGATACCGTTCTTGATGGCATTTACTCCATTCGAGAATACCGAAGTGACCTTGTTCCAGATATTCGTGACTCCTTCCCGGAAGCCATCGCAGTTTTTCCAGAGAGCGGTCAGTCCAAGACCGATGCCGCCAACGGCCGCCACTGCGATACCTGCAGGACCCGCCAGACCAGCAAGTGCTGTGCCTGCGGATGCGAGGAAACCACCTGCGGAGCTTGCTACGCCTGCAAGAGCCGTACCCGCACCTGCCGCCAGACCAGATACGGCCGTGCCAACCGAGCCGAACAGTCCTGCGATTGCGGAGCCGGCAGAACCAGCAATTCCGCCCAATGTGGACCCCACACCAGACAGAAGCCCAGAAAGACTGCCGCCTAAGCCGCCGATCTTCGTCACTACACCGGAAAGCAGCCCGCCCAGATTCGACAGGATTCCCCCACCGCTGGAGCCAAGGCTTCCCAGCTTCGAGATGATACCGGAGATTCCCTCTCCCAGACCGCCCATTTTGGAGGTCAGCCCGGAGATCAGGTTGCCAAAGTTCGACACGATCTGACCACCATCTGCGCTGCCGATCTTCGACAGGAAACTGCCGATGTTGGACAGCAGACCGCCTCCGTTTTCGGAGCCAAGAACATTGCCGAGGTTCTGCAACGTACTTCCGAGGTTTCCGATGGTATTCTTCATGGAACCGAGCTTGTCCACAAGCCCCGTGACCGTATTGACCGTGTCACCGACCTTGCTGATGCCGTTGCCGAGGCTCTTTAAGAAATCCGAGTTGAAGGTATCGCCAAGGCTGCGGATCGCATTTCCAAGGGAACCGGTCTGAGAACTCAGCTCTCCAATGGAATCCTTTATGTCCGTAAAGCCCTGCTTCACTTCATCGCTCATACTGCCGACTGCTGTTTTGGTGATACCCTGCAGGTCAGTCCAGAGCTGCTGGAACTGTGTTTTCAGCCCGGAAAGCCCGGCCATCAGCTGGGACTGGATACCGCTGCCCACATCCCTTGCAGCACTGCCGATACCATTTTGGCTTCTCTTGATCGTGGCAGCAAAACTGCCGACCACAGAATCCATCCAGTCGCCCAGAGAATCTACCGGGGTCGTAAGGTTGTTGCTCATAGACCCGGCAAGTCCCTGCACGGCTTTCACCACCGACTTGACATTTTTTTTAATGCCGGTCGCCAGCAGCTTCATGAAGTCGGGCATATAGGTATCTGCATCAGACAGAGGTCCTTCATCTGGTACAGAGAAATGCAGCAGACTTCTGACCCTGCTTGCGACATTTTCCGCCGCTGCGATCACGGAACCGGCCGCTGCCCGGACACCTGCCGCCATCTGGGAACAGATATCTGCGCCCCAGCGGTATGCAGAAGAAGCAATCGAACCGAGCGAGTTAAAACTGCTCCTGATACTTGCAACACCGGAAGAAACCGTGCTGCGCAGGCTGGACATTGCCGAAGACACCGTGGACTTGATGCTGTTGAAGGCAGAGGTCGTGGTGGATTTCAGTGTGTTCCAGCCGCTTGTGGCCGTACTGCGAACTGCGGATACAGAGGAAGTTGTAAGACTCTTGATGCTGTTCCATGCAGTCGTGATGACCGTCTTGATACCATTCCAGCTGGTGTTCGTCAGAGTTTTCACTGCGTTCCATGCGCTTGTCATGGAAGATTTGACAGAAGCAGTTGCCGAAGTAGTCAGAGACTTGATTCCATTCCATGCTGTGGTGATAACACTCTTGATACCGTTCCAGCTGGTCGTTGTCAGCGACTTTACCGCACTCCATGCACTGGTCATGGAAGATTTGACAGCTGCTGTCGCAGAGGTCACATTGGATTTCACCGCCGCAAAGCTGGTCTGGATGGTGGTCTTGATGCTGTTCCATGTGCTCGTGGTACTGGTTGTAATGGAACTCCATGCGGATCTCATCGCGGCACTCACACCTGCCGTTCCGGTCTTCACCGTCTGGCTGATGGCCGCCCAGCTCTTACTGTATGCCTGCTCCACTCCCCTCATGGAGTTGGTGATGGAAGTAGACAGCGTGGTGGACAGATTCTCTGCCGCCGCAGTTACAAGGCTGGTGTTGGTCGTGATGCCGTTTGCCAGTCCCTGCATGAAGTCCGGCATCCAGCTTTCCATATCTGCCAGAGGCCCCTCATCCGGCACAGAGAAGTGCAGGAAAGAGCGGATACGGTCCGCCACTCCCGATACGGCGCTTGCCACATCCTGAATCCTCGACTGGATACCGGACACAATGTTGCCGATCATGTCCGAGCCCCACGAGAATGCCTGTCCAGCCAGACCCTTGATAAAGGAAACTGCACTGTTAAAGCCGTTCGTGATGGTGGACTTAATACCGGAAATGGTAGAGGAAATCCCGGATTTCATCGAGTTAAAAGCTGTGGTCGCCGCGCTCTTGATGCTGTTACTGAGGGACGAAACCGTAGACTTCATGGCATTCCAGCCGGAAGAAACCACCGATTTGATACCATTTACCACACCGGAGATTTTGCTGCTGATGGCGCTCCAGATGGAAGAAACCGTGGACTGGATTGCTGAAAGGACAGTCGAAATGACCGTCTTGATTGCATTCCATGCCGTACTCATCCGGGTCTGAATGCCAGTCAGCAGCGGAGACAGGAACGATACAATAGCGTTCCATACAGTTGTCACCGCGGTCTGGATTGCAGTTAGCACCGTAGATATGGCTGTCTGGATCGCGGACCAAACCGTAGAGAAAGTCGTCTGCAATCCAGTCAGGATCGGAGTCACAAAGGCGACGATGGCGTTCCAGATGGAAGTGATCTTCGTCTGGATCGCAGTCAGTGCTGCACCGATCAGGATCTGAATTGCCTGCCAGATGGTTTCAAACAGATATTTGAACGCATCCAACAGAGGTTTCATGGTGTTGTAGATGCCATTCCACACCGAAGTGATCGTCGTGCTGATGGTGTTCATGACCGTAGAAATCGCAGTCGAGATCGCCGTCCACACAGTTGTCACCGTGGTATGGATCGTATTCAACACAGAAGAAACGGCTGTGGAAATGGCAGTCCAGATGGTGCTGAAGGTCGTCTGGATACTCGTAAGGACAGTCGTAAAGAAGCTCGAAACTGCAGTGAACACAGTCGTTGCCACACTCTGGATAGCAGAAACTGTGTTTGAAAAGAAGCTGCTGATTCCGCTCCACACGGTCTCAAAGAAGCTCTTGATACTGCCCCAGACCGTCTGCCAGTCCGTACCGAACAGCCCAAGAAACACATCCAGTGCGCTCTTTAATGCGGTAAGAGTCGTAGAGAATACAGACTTCACGCCATCCCAGATACTGGAGAAGATACCCTTCACCGCTTCCCATGCGCCACTCCAGTTGCCGGAGAACACATTGGAAAAGACATCGAACAGACCCAGTAAGGTATCCAGAACGACGCCGAGGATGGTCGAAATATTCTGGAATGCTCCCTCAAACAACGGGGCAAGCACCTGACAAAGGCCATCCCAGACTGCTTTCAGTACCTCGGTGACATCCTTAAAATCAAAGCCCAGCCCATTGATCCGCTGTGTCAGCTGATCACAGAACCCTTTCACCTTGGAAACGATGTCGTTCCAGATACCGGTAATGGCAGTACGGAATTCCTCGTTCGTATTCCAGAGGTTCATGAACGCCGCCACCAGTGTGCCGATGACCGCCACCACTGCTACGACCGGCCCGGACAGACCACCCAGAACCACACCCAGCTTGCTGAACACACCGCTGGCACTGCCCACATGGGTGATAAGAAGCCGGACACCCTTTGCAAGAGAACTGAATCCCCGCATCGCTGTGCCGACGGTCGATATGGTCTTGCCAAGCACAATGAGCAGCGGACCGATGGATGCCGCCAGGAGCCCGATCTTGATGATCGTTTCCCTGGTACCCTCATCCATGCTGTTGAGCTTGTCCACGAACTGCTGCACGGCAGATACGATCTTGCGGATGGTGGGCATCAGGATATCGCCAAAAGAAATAGCCAGCTCCTCCAGCTGAGATTTCAGGATGGTGAGCTGACCATTTAAGTTGTCCTGCATGGTTTCTGCCATGCTCTCGGATGCGCCGTCACAATTTTCAATGGCACCACGCAGTTTGTTGATGTCCGTCTCGCTGGAATTCATCAGGGCAAGGAAACCGGACATCGCATTCTTGCCGACCAGTGCCTCTGCATTGGATGCTTTTTCAGATTCGGTCAAGCCGGAGAATGCTACACGGCAGTCTGCGAGGATATCGTTCAGGCTCCTCATACTGCCATCTGCATTGCTGGTGGCAATCGTAACCTCACCGATGTTCTTGCCTGCAAAGGTCACTTCACCGGAAAGGTTGTTCATGATGGTACGAAGGGACGTACCAGCCTGCGAAGCCTTGATACCACTATTTGCCATAAGTCCGATGGCTTCTGCGGTATCCTCTGCCGAGAACCCCAGCGCACCGGCAATAGGCGCACAGTACTTGAACGTCTCGCCCATCATGGAGACGTTGGTGTTCGCATTGGAGGAAGCGGCTGCGAGGATATCGGCAAAATGCCCAGAATCCGCAGCGGATAAGCCGAACGCGGTAAGGGCATCGGTAACAATATCTGAAGTCGTAGCGAGGTCTTCACCCGAAGCGGCCGCGAGGTTCATGACGCCCTCGATGCCGTTCAGCATGTCAGAAGTCTTCCATCCGGCCATGGCCATGTATTCCATCGCCGAAGCTGCCTCGGATGCAGAGAACTTGGTCTTTGCACCCATCTCACGGGCTTTCGCACGGAGCTGGTCAAAGTCATCCCCGGTCGCACCGGAAATGGCAGAGACCTTACTCATCTCGGAATCAAAATCGGCTGCGGTCTTCACTGCGGCAGTGCCAAGACCCGTCACAGCGGCAGTCACCGGAAGGAACTTCTTGCCTACATTCTCCACAGAAGATCCGATGTTCTGGAGCTTTTCTCCAGCTTCATCGATCTTGGCAAGCGTCGCATTGGTAGTAGCCGCCTGATCCTGTAAGGATCGCAGATTCTGTTCGGTCTCCACGATCTCACGCTGAAGAGCATCGTACTGCTGCTGGGTGATCTCACCGTTGGCAAGCTGCTCATTAGCCTGCTGTGCGGCAGTTTTCAAAGTTGCCAGCTTTTCCTTAGTGGCTTCAATGGCATCCTTCAGCATCTTCTGCTTCTGGACGACCAGTTCTGTATTGGAAGGGTCCAGTTTCAGGAGTTTGTTGACATCCTTCAGTCCGGACTGCGTCCCCTTGATTGATTTGTTTACACTTTCCAGTGCTTTGGAGAGCTTTGTGGTATCGCCGCCGATCTCAACGGTGATGCCCTGGATTCTGGATGCCATTTGCGTAACCACCTCCTCGCAGGCATGAAAAAAGCCCATCTGCACGAAGCAGACAGGCTAAAGGAAAAAATGCTATTAGCTGTGTATCAAAGTCATCCTTTCAGCATACAATATATTTATCAGTAAATTTATCGACTAACCGGTTGATATTTTTGCAAACGTGTGCTATAATGCAATCAAAGAAAGGAGTTGACGATTATGGCTTCTGTTATGAGTGCTATTACCAACACTGTTCCAATCACCCAATTCAACCGTGGTCTTGCCGGAAAAATATTTGAAGATGTCAAGCAGTGCGGTGCCAAGGTTGTTATGAAAAACAATGCTGCCGAATGCGTTCTCATCTCCCCGGACGAATATGTCCGTTTAATGGATGAATTAAATGATGCTCGTCTGCTGGCTGTTGCTTCTGAACGTATGGCACACTTTGATCCCACCTCTTTGATTTCTGAGGAAGAAATGAACCGCCGTCTCGGTGTTACAGAAGACGATCTCGCCGGTTTTGACGAGGTAGAAATCGAATGAGCTGGAAAGTTGAATACCTCCCTGAAGCAGAAAAAGACCTCAAAGGTTTAGATGGTAGCCAGCGCAATCTTGTTCTGAAAGCCATCAAAAAAGTTCAGCAAAATCCACTGCCTGTTGATGAACAGGGCTACGGCAAACCGCTCGGCAATCACAACAGCACTAACCTTGCAGGACTTCTGAAAATCAAACTCCGCTCTGCGGGTCTGCGCATTGTCTATCAGCTTCGACGTACTGAGACATCTATGATGATTATTGTCATTGGAGTCCGTGCTGATGAAGAAGTGTACGAACTTGCCCAGAAGAGAGTTCTGAAGCACGAAAAGTCCGATTGACTTTTTCTGCCTAATCGACTATACTTTGATGATGATCAGGTTTCGGTAACCTTGCGAGGTCCGAGACCGGGAAGATGACCTTCGGGCCACCTTCTTTCTCCCCCAGTTGTGCACGGCTGGGGGATTTTTTATACCCATTGCCAGACGATTGTGCTTATTTCATTCACAATATAAGCACGTTCGTCTGTTTTTTCGCCTTAGAACCGGTCAAAGTCCTCCTGCGATGCCAGTTCCTTATACGGATACTCGTCGTTCTGCCGCTCCGTAAACATATCATTGACCAACCCGATGGTCAGCAGGTCGAGGTCGGCGATGCTGATACCGAGCTGTACACAGCGCAGCAGAAAGAGCGGGGTGGTCATTTCCCGCTCACTTTTTCGAGGTTTTTTCTGGATTCCACCTCCGTCTGCACGTTCAGACCCCACAGTTCGATCAGCTGGGGCAGGATCTGGTAGATGGAGAAGGTGTTGAACTGGTCCAGAAACTCCTCCGGGCTGTCCGGCACCTTTGCCGGGTCCGCATGACGAGCCATCAGCCATGCCAGGTCCTCGAACATCTCCAGACTGAACAGGTCGAGGTTGGAATTGTCCTCATCGTTCTCCCCCACGCTCTTTTCCAGCTGGCGCAGGTCTTTATAAATGTCACGGCCAAACTTGATGCGGTACAGGCGCGGCACGGCGGCACTTGCCTTAAAAGTGACTTCCTTGCCATCGATCTCGATTTTCTTCGTAACTGCCATAATCGTAATCCTCCAAAATTTCATGTAAAATTGGCAGAGCCGAAGCCCTGCCGTATATCGTGTTTCTTACTCTGCCGGGTCAATGCTCACCAGTGCATTACCGCCGCTCACAGTAGGCAGCTTACCATCCCACTTCTGGATCTTCTGGTACTCGATCAGCGTATCGGACAGGCTTTCTGCCAGTTTGCGGTTTGCCTCTGCCTGTGCTTCTGCGGCAATGGAAGTCTTCTGGGCTTCCGCCTCTGCATTGGTGATTGCCACCTGCTTATCCGCTTCTGCCTTGGCAATGGCGGCTTCATTCTCGATCTTCTGCTTATCTGCATTCTGCTGTGCAATGGACTTCTGCTGGATGGCTTCGTTATAAGCATCCTCGAAATTCATGTCGTTGATGACGACCTTGTTCACAAACACAACGTCCTCACCATATTTCTGCACAAGGGATTCTGCCAGCTTCTGTTGTGCCAGAGGCTCAATCTTGGTGCGGTTTGTCACCTCATTGGGGCCAAGTTCAGCCATCGCAGACTTGATGGCAGATGCCACCAGCTCATCACCAACCAGATTCTTGATGTCGGACACATTCGCATACAGCCATGCACTCTTCTCAGGAAGCACCTGATAGGTCACGATCACATCAGCGGCATACACAGGGGTCTTGTCGGAGGCTTCGCCCCAGACCTGCGCTTCGATGTGCTTATCCTGCTGCTTGTTGTTGACCTTGTGGATGCTCTGCACAAAGGGAATGCAGAAGTTGAGCTTGCCGCTCTGAATGGTGGTTTTCTGGATCTGACCGAAGCTGGTCTTCACGCCCGTGTAACCGGTGGGGATGATGTGGAACGAGCAGACAGCCAGCACCAGAACGATGATCACTGCGAACAAAGGAAAAAACTTCTTCATAATCGTATACCTCTTTATAATAATGTAAGCAGAGCCGAAGCCCTGCAGTGTGTGTCGGTCACTTAGCCCTGCGGCTCCTCGGTGTGACTGGTGTCTTCGGTGTCCACAGCTTCTGCCTGCGGCTCGTAGACCGCATCGTACCATTTGTTATAGACATCATCGGTGGTGTTAGTACCGGTCTTTGCCTTGACATAACCGTTTGCCAGAGGGGTTGCCTGCAGGTTCAGAGTGTCCGTCTTGACTTCCTTACTGTCCTCATTGGTCTCACCCTCGATGGACGGACGGCTTGCCACACAGTTGTACAGCACATGACGGATGTGGCGCTGGTCGCCATCGAACTCAAACAGGAAGGCGAAATGCTCCAGTTCCACATTGGCGTTCTCAGCAAGCACGCCGTTGCCATCCAGCTCCTCGTGCATGATGTCCGTGAGGAAGCTCTCCGGGATCAGTGCGATTTCCAGATCACCCTCGTAGCCGGAGTTGTTATTCACGACATAGTAGGCGATATTGTCCGCATAAAACGGCTCGATCTCGCCATTGGCATCCATCGAAAGACTGACTGCACCGGGGATGCGGACCGGCTTCGCATAGGTGACACTGCCATCTTCGTCAAAGGTCGCCTTTGCATAATGGCAGTTTTTCAGGCCAAATTTGACCTTATTGCTTTTCTTCGACATAGTGTTCCTCCCATAAAAATATCCTGCATGAGCATCACACAGTCAGCTCATACAGGACTTCATACATTTTTTCGGTTTCGATCCAGACCTCGCTTTTCTCATAGTAGAGTTCGTGTGCGGTCAGGACTTCTTCAATAGTTGCTTCCATATCCGGGTCTTTGTAATCGGTGTACACCTCGATGTCCAGCCGGTTGAAATGGTGGTACACAAGGTTATCTGCGCCGAAATTCTCGGCTTTCGGATACAGGAAGCAGATAAACGGTGGATCAGGACTCTCCCCTTCTGCGAAATGGTCATACGCATAAGGAAGCCCCATTTCCTCCACCAGAGCTTTTACTTCTTCGTGGGTCATTGGTTTCTCCTCACTTCAGTGCCTTTTCGATAAGGGACTGGAGCTGCTCGATACCGGCCTGTTCTGCCGGAGCAATATGGGGTCTTCCTGCCACACGACCGCCGCCGCGCTTGGCATGACCCTTTTCCAGCAGATGTGCCAGCTGGTAGCGGTTCTTGGAATGCACCACCATCTGAAGGCTCTGGCTGGATTCCGACTGTTTGGTCGCTACCCAGCTTTCCTTGTACCGCCCGGTTCTGGACGGTGCGCCGGACTGAATCTGCTCCTTGACGGTCTTGGCAGATTTACGGACAGCTTTCTTGACCTCGGTGGAGGCAAGGGTCGCATACTCTTTCAAGCCCTCATTGATGGCATCTGCCATTTCATCGATGTTGACAGTTCTGATCATCCGGCTGCCTCCTTTCCAAACGGCAATGAATCTTCAGCGTTTTCTTCTGGAAATTCATCGGGTCAACGGATTCGATATTGTAGAGCTGCTCCCGGAAACGGATGCGGTAGCCAGTGGAAGTCAGGCCTCTCGTCTCACTGCACCAGCGGACCGTGAACACCACACTCTTCTGCTCGGCTATGACCTCACCCTCTTCTTCCTGCGCCTGATAGGTCGAAGCGTAGGCAAAGCAGGTGAAATATTTCTCCCATGTGTTCCGATGGTTTCCGACCTTATCGGTCACAACCGTGCTTTTCTCGATCGTGATCCGCTCATTCAGCTTCTCGATCATCAGAACACCCCCTCCCTCACAGCAAACAGAATGGAACGAAGCGTCAGCATCAGCTGGTGATGGTCGGCTTCGTCCCGGTGCTCATAGAGATACCCCAGTGCATACAGAATCGCCACACGGCAGGTGCTGCGCAGGGCTTCCAGTTCCCTTGTAGGCTGTACTCCGTTCTCGGCATCCCGATCAGCGGCATTGACTGCCTCCCACTGGTCTTCCGATAAACGGCCCACATCCTTGCACATCTGCTCCGCAGAAGATAAAAGGATGCCGATTAAGGCATCTTCATCGCTGCTGTCTACCCGGAGATAGGTCTTCGCTTCGTATAGCGGGATCAGTGCCATAACCGGCTCCTCCTTTCCTGGCTTTCTTAGCCCTGCGGTGCCATCTGCAGAAGCTGTACGGCTTCCGGCAGGATCAGCTTGCCATCCACACGCTGGGTGGTCAGGAAGCCGACCTGATCAGTACGGGCATACAGCTCGTTCAGACGGCGGAAGGTGCGGTTCTGGCGGTCAGCCACCCAGTAGTAGCTGTAATCGCCAAAGGCCATGACCTTGCTGCCACCCTTGATCTCCGGCATGAAGGCGGAAGTCTTCAGCGGACGGTTCAGCAGGGTATCAGGCTTGCCGATCTCCAGACCAGGCTTCCAGATATAGTTGCCGTTGTTGTCCTTGATGGTCATCAGCTGCAGCACCAGGGCTTCGTTGCAGAGGAACTGTGCCTTCTTGCGGTACGGAGCCTTCAGTGCGTAGTAGAGCTTAAAGATCTCATCGAAGGTAACGGCATCCTTCTGGGCAGCGGTCACACCGACCTTGGCACCGCCAGTCTCAGCCAGCAGACCCAGAGGCTTGCCCACACCGTCACCGGTGATAAAGGCGCGCTCCTCTGCGTTGCCCATACGCACACCGAAACGGCGGGCGATATAGGTGGCAAGGTCGAATGCGGAGTCGTTCAGCAGCTCATTGGAGATCTTGATCATAGTGCCCAGCTTGTACGCAGACAGCATGGTCTGACCGAAGGTGGTATCGCTCTCCGGGATCTCCTCGCCCTCATCGATCCAGCTTGCCTCACCGGTATCCTCCGCGATAGGAATCTTGCGGGTGCCGGAGCTGGTGCGGATGACCGTTGCCATGCCACGGAAGATGTTATTCTCTTCCAGTGCCTCCACCAGCTTCTTCTCAAACTCATCGGGAACGGTAAAGCCGCCCTCAGTGTCCTCACCCACAGACAGGGCATTGCGGACTTCGCCGTAATGGCCACGGTTGCGGATCATGTTCCAGAAGTTCTCGGCATACTCGGCAGTGGCAGTCGGCTTGACATCCTTCTTGGCACCGCTCTTCGGGTCAGCGTGGACAGGGCTGGAAGTCGGTGCGGACAGCTGTGCCTCGATCTGTGCCTGCTGCTCCAGACGCTCAATCTCTGCACCCAGGTCCTTGACCTCCTGTGCCATCTTGTTGTACTGCTCCACGGCCTCAGCCTTTACCAGACCGTTCTCGCCGCGGTTCTTCTCCAGAAAGTCCTTGGTCTGCTCCCAGAGAGTGTTGCGCTTGGTGCGCAGTTCCAGAATCTTACTCATAGTACGTTTCCTCCATAAATTTGTGATGGTTGATTGGATATAAAAACAGCCTGGATGCACATCACTTCATGCACTCAAGCTGTTTCATCAGGATATTGTAAGGGATGCTGCCATCCTCGGTCTTGCCGTCCATGTCAAGAACAGGTCCCAGATTGGCAGGCGGTTCTGCCGGAGGGGTCGGCTCTGCGGACGGTTTCGGGTCAGCTGGCGGCTCGGCATCCGGTTTCTTTGGTTCAGTGTATTTCTGCCCCACATCTTCCGGCTTCACACCCAGACGGTTCAAGACGATTAGATCCATCTGACGGCTAGAGAAAAGGTGCCCTGCCGTATCCTTCTGGAACGGCTTCTTTTCTTCGCCCTCGCCCGGTTCACTGTCAGGGTCTTCTTCCGGATTTTCCGGGTCTACCGGGTCACTGTCCGGCTCCTCCTCTTTCTTTGCAAAGAGGATCTCGTCTGCAAAGCCCAGCTCCACCGCCTTCTTCGCATTCATCCAGGTCTCATTGCTCATAAGGTTGGCGATGCGGGCGTGGCTGAGGCCGCTCTTCGCTGCGTAGGCATTGATGATGCTTTCCTTGACCTCGGTCAGCACCTCGATGGCCTTTTCCATGTCCTTGGTGTTGCCCATCGCAACGGTGCTGGGGTCATGGATCATCAGCATGGCAACAGGACTCATCTGGACAGTGTCACCGGCCATCGCCACAACGGATGCAGCAGATGCCGCAATCGCATCGATCTTGACCGTGATACTGCCCTTGTAGTCCTTAAGCATGGTATAGATCTCAGCAGCGGCGAACACATTGCCGCCCGGAGAGTTGATCCAGACGGTCACATCCCCCTCGCCGGATTCCAGCTCATCCCGGAACATCTGCGGCGTTATTTCATCGCCCCAGAATGATTCCTCATCGATGGGGCCTTCCAGCCGGAGGATTCTGGTATCGTCACTGTTTTTGATCCAGTTCCAGAATTTCTTCATCGGGTTCTCCTTCCATTTTTCCGTGGCTTACTCTCACTCAGCCGATTATCGCTGTCAGGTTCTTCTTCCGGGTCGGGCTGTGTTTCTTTCGGCTGATTCTGCTGGGCTGCGGCAGCTTTATTCTGCTGTGCCACCCCTGCATCTTTCAGCTTCACATAGCCGCCGTTCAGGTAGTAGTCGTCACCGCCCTCCTCTGCCGGGATGAGATCCATGTTCTCCAGACGATGCACATCATTTGGAGAGAGGAAGCCGTTGCTGATGCCGGTCGCATAACCGTTCATCCGGCTCTGGTAATCGCCACGGAGCAGACCATCCACATTGAATTTCGGGAAGTAGGTATCCTGCTCCTCCTCCAGCAACAGATCCTTGATGATGCCCTGCTCGATGCGGACAAGCCACGGGGTCAGGGAGTGCATCACGAAGTTCAGCGACTGGTATTCAATGTTGGAGAAGGTCGCCCTGGACAGGTCAGCCACCAGATGCGGAGGCACACGGAAGATGCGGCAGATCTCCGTCACGGAAAACTGCTTCGTCTCCAAAAACTGGCTGTCCTCCGGCGGCAGGGAGATCGGTTTGTAGGCCATGCCCTCTTCCAGCACAGCCACGCGATGGGCATTGGCTGCACCGCCATAAGCCGCTTCCCAGCTATCCCGGATACGGTTCGGGTCTTTCACAACGCCAGGATGTTCCAGCACACCACTGGGCTGTGCGCCGTTCTTGAAGAAAGAGGAACCGTATTTATCTACCGCAATGGAAGTACCGAGACTGTTCTTCATCATGGCGATTGGTGAAAAACCGATCAGCCCATTGAAGCCCAGTCCCGGCACATGAAAAATCTCGTCCCGGCGGAAGTAGATGTCCTTGTTCTGCTCTCCCGGAACTTCATCCGTGTATGCGTGGTAGATATAATAGAGCTCGCCGCTCTCATCCCGGTCCACTTCGACATTTTCCGGTAAAAGCGGATACAGACCAAGCACCGTGTTCTTGCCATCCCGGACGATCTGTGCATAGGCGTTGCCCCAGAGGAGCAGGTGGGTCATCAGTGTTTCCCAGAAGACAAAGGATGTCATCTCCGGGTTGGGCTGGCGATACAGGATCTTGTACAGCGGATGATCCCGTGCCTTTTCCTTGTTGCCGTTGTTGTCTGTCACCCGGTAGAGATGCAGCGGCAGTGCCGCAATGGACTCTGCCAGCAGACGGACACAGGCATATACAGTCGGGATCTGCATGGCGGCTTTTTCATCCACCTGCTCCCCGGCATTGGAACGCCCAAACACAAAGGTCTGCCCGGAATCGCGGACATTATCCGTGACCTGCGGCAGACCTTCTTTTGGCTGTTCTGTTTTGGGAGAATCCCTTGGGTTCTCAAACCCCATCCATTCCCAGAATCCCATTAAGCCTTATCCCCCTTCTCCAGTTCCGGCAGACCGGCAAGGCTGGTGCCAAGGGACGCAACACCTGCCACGATCACTGCACTGCCGACCGCCATCCAGTCCACACTGCCGCCGGGCATCTGTGTCACGACCAGAGCCGCACCAGTCTGGAACATCGTCTTTGCAGCACGGATGCCGGCTGCCTTCCACCATTCTGCACTCATCAGATACTTCATTGTGTTTTCCTCCAAATCTTCATATCAAAAAACGATCATGTCACGTTCGTCGTAGACGCTTCCCTGCTGCTGACCTTCATTTCGGATGCAGCGGTCCAGCGCCATGATCGCAGCGACGATACCATCGATCTTCTCCGGCGACTTCGCCTTGGTCGGCTTGATGTTGCCAGCCGGGTCGGTATCCACGACCACATTCCCCGCCATCCATGCCATGACCGGATTGCCGCCGTGGATGATCCTGCCTTCCATCAGGAGCTTGTAGAACTCCTTGGTAGGCGGGCTCATATCTTTGAATCCCTGACCGAAAGGAACGACTGTGAATCCCATCCCCTCAAGGTTCTGGGTCATCTGCACGGCTCCCCATCGGTCAAAGGCAATCTCCAGAATGTGATAGGTCTTGCCCAGCTCCTCGATAACCTTTTCGATAAAGCCGTAGTGGATGACATTTCCCTCGGTCGCCATCAGGTAGCCCTGCTGATACCAGACATCATACGGAACGGATGCCCTGCGCACCCGCTGGGGGATCGTGTCCTCCGGTATCCAGAAAAACGGAAGCATGATGTACTTCTCCTCTGGAACTCTGGGCGGGAACATCAGCACAAAAGCCGTGATGTCTCCAGTGCTGGACAAGTCCAGTCCTCCATAACAGTCACGGCCTTTAAGTGCTTCCATATCGATTGGCTGATTGCCGAGGTCATAGATGTGTTCCGGGATAAACCGAGTCAGCGAGGACACCCACATGTTCAGACGAAGCTGCTTGAACACATTCTCCTCTGCCGGGTTATCCAGTGCTTCCTGATATGCATCCCGGACACGCTGGATCTGAATGGTCTGCCCCAATGAGGGATTTGCTTTATACCAGTTGGCTTCATCATGCCAGTCATCCTCATCTGTCAGTCCATAGACCACAGGATAAAAGGTGTGGTCGATCTTACGTCCAGCCAGCAGGTCAAGGGCTTTCATGTGGAGCTCGTAGCAGATGCTCTCCTTGTCCGTGCCGGCCGTGGTGATCAGGAAGAACAGCGGCTGTTCACGGGCGTCACCGGAACCTTTGGTAAGGACATCGTAGAGTTTCCGGTTTGGCTGGGCATGAACCTCATCCAGAACAAGACCCGACACGTTCAAGCCGTGTTTCGTTCCAACTTCAGCAGACAAGACTTGATAAAATCCTGCGTTCCCGTAGTTCACAATGCGCTTCGTAGCCGCCATGATCTTGCACCGTTTCAAAAGTGCCGGGGTCATCTGCACCATCTGGTGGGCAACATCAAAAACGATGGATGCCTGCTGGCGGTCAGCTGCAGCACCATAGACTTCGGCAGATGGCTCATTATCGGCAAAAAGCAGATACAAGGCCACCGCAGCGGCAAGCTCGGATTTTCCGTTTTTCTTGCCGATTTCGACATAAGCCGTGCGAAACTGACGGTTCCCTTTTTCGTCCACGATGCCGAACACATCCCGGATGATCTGCTCCTGCCACGGAAGCAGCCAGAACCGCTTTCCTGCCCACTTACCTTTGGTGTGTCGGAGGTTCTCAATAAAGGTTACTGCCCGATCTGCTTTTGCGGCATCGTAATGGCAGCTGGGAAGCATGAACCGACTTGGTTTATAGTCCTTCAGTTTTGGATAGTTTTTCGGTCTGCACTCTGCCATCAGCTTCCACCTCCTCCCAGCAGATTTTCCATCTCATCGGTAGCATCCGCAGGACCGCCGTCTGAAGCAATGATGCGGCTTCGGGAGGACGGGGTCAGGCCGAACTGCTCTGCGAACTTGTTCATGATCTTCAGATAGGTCTGTGCGATGGACACCTGCGGCACCTGCTGCCAGTAGCCGGACGGGGTCTTGACAATGGGGCCGTGCTGGGTGATGAACTCCTCTGCCTCCTTCCATCGGGCATATGCCTGACAGTAACCGGCAAAGGCCGCCATATCCACTTCGGTCAGGATGCCGATGGCTTCCATCTGTTTTGCAAGTCTGCGCCACTCTTTCTTTGCTTCCGGCTCCAGCCACTTCGGACAGGCCGGTGCTTTCTTGTTGGGCTTCGGTTCGCTGGTGTTCAGCGGATGCTTGCCCGGATTGCCTTCCAGCTCCTTCATGGCGGTCGGCTTTGGTTTTCTGCCTCTGGTAGCCATTGGCTTCCCCTCCCTTCTGTAAAAATGGGTAAAGAAAAAGGACCTCCGAAGAAGTCCTTAAAATATCATTTTCCCAAACGAGAAACTTTTTCGTATGAATAGTAAGTAGTTTCCCATTTCGACAACTTTATATAAAACACATCGGATACGAGGCACAGCCCCTTTTCGGGGCGTGTACCTTTTGGGTGCTGTTATGCGTTGGGGTTGGCTTCCTTCCAAGCCTCGTACTCATCGACCAGCTCCGCTTCCTCGATGACCTGCCAGACGCTGCAGAAGCGGCTTCTCTGCTGCTCGATCTCCGCTTCTGTCCAGTCTTCCGGCTTGCGGCTCATGTCGTGGTAGGCATCCATCTCCGCTTTCGTCCGGAAGAAAAGGATCTGCTTCAGCTTCAGCGTTTCCTCGTTGTTCCGCAGGCTGTACCGCTTGTCTTCTGCCGCCTTGCAAAGGCTTCCGAGGTCGCTGCAGCTGAGGGTCATGTCCTGCTTGAAGGCGATCTCGATGCCGATCAGCTTCTTCTCGGTGTCGGCTTCCTGAATGTTCTTGAGGTAGGTTTTTGCTTTGTTCGTCATGGTCTGTATCCTCCGTGTGTTTTGTTTTCCGTAGGGCTTTTCCCTTCGTTGTGACTGTATATTACCGTCACTGCCCGGACATAGCAAGCGGCTATGCCGCACGATCATACACACCTCTTTTTGTCGGATTTATGTGTATTTCCACACTGGAGAAATCCGCCACTACGAGCAAAAGCCCCCGAAGGAGCTCTGCCCTTTTTCAGTGTGCGTTCTTGATGCACCACTCGATCGCGTGACCGGCATCCGTGTAGGTCTCATCGGAAATCTTCAGAAGCTCCAGTCGGCACTCAATCGGTGACCAGCCTTCCTCTGGGTCTTCCACAAATCCGTATACCGCTCCCTCCAGCATGCCGTTCCAGTTCATCTGGGCAACCAAAACCCGGTCACCGAACTGCATGATGCTGTCGTAGCAAGGTCTGAGTCGGTCGTAGAAACTCTCAATGCTGATGTTGTTTTCTGGAAAGTCGATCAAATGCTTTTTCATGGTGAATTCCTCCGTGTTTTCGTTTTTCCCTTGGGGCTTTCCCCTTTCGGTATGTGCATATTACCGTCAGGTGCAGCAGATAGCAAGCGGCTAAAGTACACGATCTTCTGCCCTGAATACCAAGCAGAATGTACATCACTCTGCATCCTGCTCCATGAGTTCCACAATGGTATCGTAGAAGAACTGCGGGTCATATGCCAGCGGTTCCCGTCCGGCTTCCTTATCCATCCTGATCTGGTCTTCCACCATATCCTCGGCATCCTCCAGCGTAAAGGCATCCTTATCGCTGTCCTCCATGTGGTTGTAGATTTCCACGATGACATCCATCATCCGCTCTTCCATGTGCTTCTCCTTTCTGGCGCATCCACGCCGCCACATCTGCCCCTGTGTTGGACGTTGTCGGTTCATTCGGATCGTTTTGCCACCCGTGGCACAAGCCCCTGTGTGGGGCTGTGTCGGGGGCTGTCGGTTTATCTGGTCATCCGTCCCAGCAGGTAGGCTTCTTCCATTGCTTTCTGGATGCCCCAGACCGGAACCTCAATGAAGTCCTCGCTGTCATTATCGCGGGCTTCGAGGTCGCCCCGGCTGTCTATCGCTGCCATCAGGCGCTTGGCGATCTCCAGCAGGGCTTTTTCCTCTTCCTTGGTGATGTTCTTCTTCATGGTGGTTTCCTCCGTTTTTCTTGGTTTTCCGTTTCGGTATGTGCATATTACCGTCTATGTCACACACTATCAAGCGGCTATACTACACAAATATGTTCCCCCGGAACTGTGCGTATTACGGCAGAAGAAAAGGGCCGCCGTTTCCGGCAAGCCCCATGTGTTTCTCTGGCTTAGTAGTCTTCATCGTCCTCGTAATCTTCCTCTTCGTCCCAGTCATCTTCCTCTTCATCCCAGCTGTCATCCTGGTCTTCTTCCTCATCTTTGAAGTCCCACATATCTTCAGTCGGCTGGTTTCTAAGGTCTGGGTTCTGCTCGACATAGTCGGCAACCGCTCCGCAAAGGATGTCCAGAACCTTTTCGTAGGCTTCCTCGCTGTAGACTGCCCAGGCATCTGCAGTCAGCTTTGCGATTTTGTCGTTGCCCTTGACTCCAAGGAACCGCCCTGCAGGGTTGCAGGTTTCCTTGCCGTAGCCGATGCCCAGCTGGTCGCCATCGTTGTAAAAGCGGTATCCGATGCGGCTCATTGCCCTTACCAGCTCCCCTGCGAGGCTGTCTGCCTTGCCCGTCTCCGGTACCAGTTCCTTGAAAAGTTTATTGATGCGTTCTTCGTTCTTCGTCATTGTCGTATCCTCCGTTTTTGTTGTTTTCCCCTTTCGGTGACTGTATATTACCGTCACCTCGGAGCACTATCAAGCGGCTAAACTACACGATCATTCAATCCTGTAATTGTCATATTTATGTGCTTTTCATGCCAGCTTTCGGAAGACAGACACGAGCAAAAGGCTGGTCATTTCCAGCCCCTTGCGCCTGTCGGTCTTGCCTTTAGCGGATGATTTCAAGGTAGCTTACGTTGCCCCAGCAGTCCGTTCCCTTGAAGCGGATGCGCTTGTCATTCTCCCTGTCGAGGGTGAATTTCCGCAGGAGCTTCATCTTCTGGATGCGGTTCAGAAGGTCCTTGCCGTTCTTCGCATCCTCAACGGCATCCCTGATCTCGACCACCGCGCTGTCGCTTCCGTACCAGAGGTTGCTGAGTGCCTCTGGAATTCCGTTTGCAAGGTAAAGGCTGATTTTTGTGTAGGTCATGTTTTTTTCTCCTCAGAATGTCATCGTTTCCAGAATCTCATCCATGCCTGTCTCCCAGTCATGGCAGCTAAGTTCGATTTTGCTGTACATCTCTGCGCTATCCGGCTCATCGAAAAGCCGGAAGCATTCTCTTGCCAGCTCCTCGCTGGTGTGCTGCTGGATTTCATCCGGCTGTCCATCCAGCCGTGTAAAGATAATCTCGTAAGTGTAGCGTTCCATGTTCTTTGCCCCTTTCGTTTTGGTAGCTGTATATTACCGTCACTGCCGGACACTATCAAGCGGCTAAAGTACACGATCATCTGCGCCCTGAACTGGTGGATTTATGTGTTTATCCGGGGAAGTTTCCCTCCCCGTTTTTCTTAGCTGAACATCTCTGCCGTGTCATCGTCGATCCAGAGGTGCATGCCGTCTGCTTCCATAATCGCATGGTCTTCATGAACCTCGGTGATGATCCCTTCCCGGCTTCCGCTACCATCGAATTCGTCCCAGTGCCATGTTGTCTTTCTTCCTTTTTTCCATGTTCTCCAATCAGCCATTCTGCTGTCCTCCTTTGCTTTTTGTAGCTGTATATTACCGTCACTGCCCTGTGATAGCAAGGCCATAAAACCTCATATTATCAACGATCTTCGTCCCTCATGTTTGGTACATATATGACCCCTGATTGACTTGCTATATATGTGTTTCTGCGGCATTATACACACAACGAAAGCAAAGAAAACCAAACCAAAAACGGAGGACAAAAAACATGAAAAAGACCATTACAGAAGTTGAAACCGCAATCGAAAACCGCATCGCAGAGCTTGAAGAAGAATACGAGCTGGACATTTACGACCGCAACGACATTCGGGAAGAAGAATACCAGAAAGCCGGATGGCGGCACGACCCTTTCCCAGAGGAGCTTGAGGAAGATGACGAAGAAGAGGAAGAGGATTGGCACTACCACAGCATGGAGGAACGACTGAACGAGGTCGGCATGAGCATGAGGGATTTCTTCTAAGGAATCCCAAGAGGCTCCCCAGCAGAGACTGGGGCTCTGCCTCGTATCCCCCGTTTTGGTTTGGTATGATACACAAAACCGCTGCCAGATGTTTGTGTACATTATGGCGGCGGTTCATCTTGCTATCGTTGCTTTATAGAGGTAATATACAGTAAACTGGAAGGGGGTTCTCATTCTTTTGAGGCCCCCATTTTCCGTCTAATCGGCTTCGCCCCGTATTGCCTGATACATCACCCTGCGGTTATGCGCTCTGGCTCTTTTCTTCAGATCACGCTTCCATCTGCGGATTCGCTCTGCCTTATTGTGATTTCTGGAAAACACATAATCATCCAGAATGTATCTGCCGCCGTGTTCCCTCTCGCCATAAGCAGGCATCTTTCTGTGTCCCATAGGCTCCTCCTGTTAAACCAAGCCCTCCCGGTCTTTTCTGGCCGAGAGGGTATTTTTCTGATTGTGCTATCTTATTCCGGCTTCGTTCCGTCATCCATCTGGATGACCGCCATCTGTCCGAACATGCTGACGAATGCCTCCGGCACCCAGAAGCGTTCCCTGAATTTCCGGATGAGGTCCTGGGGCAGTTCTGCGAAATCTTCCTCGCCCAATCCGCAAATGAAGAAGTTTCCCTTGATGGGCTGCTCCAGCTCTGGAATGTATCTGCTGAATGACTTCTCGGTGAACAGCCCGTTGTCATCGGTGACCAGGGCGGCGCATTCTTCCCACGGGTAGGTGGCTGTGATGCAGTCGCAATCGAGGATGCGGTAGAACTCTTTCAGAGAGTTTTCAATGTCCACCACCTGCGGATGCTCCATCGGTTTGATCAGAAGAACTTTCATTCGACCCAGCCCCCTTTCACGATTGCCCAGTCTGCAAGATGCATCTTCTGCTGTCCGCCCCATGCAATGTCCTCTAATGCTTCCTCCGTTCCGCAGCGGTTGCAGATCTGGATGTCCGCCCTTCGGCTGAGTGCCTGCTGCTGATGGTCGTAGCAGTCGGGCTTTGCTCCGCACCTGGGGCAACGCGGGCCGGTCTGTCGCGTTTTACCAAGGCGGTCGAGCGACACCTTGACCTCGGCATCCGTTGCCACACGGTGGCAACTGTCCGCGCCGTAGGCAACGTTTAGATGGCTTCCGGTATCCCAGCTCACTAAAATGTTTCCGGCATCATCGACCCCGTTGCAGGTTCCCTGCGTTCCGATGGTCGGTGCCTGCCTGTCATCCATCTCATCGAGGACGATCCGACATCCGACCGGGAACTCTTTTCTCAGCTTCTCGACCGTTTTCTTATCTGCGAAATTCATGCCTGCACCTCCTCGATCATCCGCTGGGCGGCATCCTTATCCATGCATTCCTTCAGCGCACCTTCGAGGATGTGCATCGGGAAGTGGAATGCCTTGTAGCCGTCATGCAGAACTTTGTAGTAATACCGGCTCGGTGCGCGGCGTCCGAAGTCGTTCTCCATGATGTAGACCATTGCGGTCACCATCTCCGGCTCTGCCCTTTCCCGGAGCAGTTCGATGTTCAGATCTTCCTTGCGGTAGTAGTTCGGGTAGCCCTCATAGAGGTCGAGGTTTCCTTCGTCCCTTTCCGAGATCTCCCACACCAGAACCGGCGTGTTCTTCTTCGGGTTCGGTGCGATGGTGGCGCAGCCACGGAACAAAAGCTCCCAGCCGGCCAGCACCGCCTGCCCTGCAATTTTTGCATCCGGGCATCGGTCTGCCATCTGCTCCACCGACAGGTTGCTGCCGTAGGCGATGTAATATTTCTTGTTCTTCATTTGAATCTCTCCCTTCGGTTTTCTCCGCTCTTGTCTGGCGGTATGGTATATATCACTCTTCTGCCCTGATTTATCAAGGCCGATGAGCATCATATACTGCACAATGTTTTTTGCTTTTGATCGTGTACTCTTACATCATCTGCCGCTTCTTCAGATACCGGATGGCTTCCGCCCTTCCGATACTGGCTGCCAGTCCACGCTTCAGTGTGTCCAGCGGAAACTCCCAGTCGCTGTATCCGCCCTGCAGCAGTTCAAAATACTCGGCA